ATTTGTGCAATTTGCTCTCCGTTCCAGTGCTGAGGGAATCCTTGTCGCATTGTTGTGATCTGGTCTTCAGTGTATCCATGTACCACGTGGGAGGCGGTTGGATCGGACTGGGGCTTGAGAGTGACGTTAATACCTCTGGCGGCAAATCGTTCCAGGCGTTCGTAAAGCTCTTCGAACATTTCAGGAACCATAACTTGATTGATTGTAACATATACTCCTCCTTCTGTTAGTTGAAGACATTTATCTCCAAACTCTTGTTCATCTGCAAACTCTGCATGATAACTTGCTGTTATACTTCTACGTTTAAGGTGTTGAGTATTGTCAATAAAATTAGCCCACCATTTGTGTCCTGGGCTTAAATTTGTTGTCATATGTATGCTTTGATATTCCGGTAGCTCATCGTTAGCATAGTACTCAACTACTTTATTAAAGTATTTATATGCTGTAGGTTCGCCTCCTGAGAAACTAAAATGGAAGTCTGTAAAGCCGTTTGCACGAGCCTGTGCTTTGATACTATCTAGGGTGTTTAAGTACAATTCTAGATCTTGGTGGTCAGGGGTACTAGATCTAGCGTATGGCCAGCAATAACTGCACGAATAATTACAAAATCTAGCCAGGATCCACGAAACCGTGAAAAGATGGCTCTTTAGGAGGGTTTTCTGTCCAAACTCAGTAATATCTTGCCAAGGTATCTTGTTGTAATCAGTCATCAAACTGTGTCCTTAGCCAATCAAAATCGTTTATTAAGCGAATATCAACGCCGCTAGAAAGCCCATACTCCCGGCCAGCAATAGCACCTTTAATAGCGTACTCGCCGAAGGGACGGTCTTCTCCCACTGTTGTCCAAATATGCAATCTTTCATTTGTCTCATCCTCGTTTTGTCTATCTATAGTTTTACTTGCTAGTTTAGTACATTCTCTAAATGCACCCTTCCATGCTTCAAACTCATTTGTGTTAAATGCTGTAACATTAGATGTGTCAGGCATTGCTTTAAAATACTTACTAATACTTGTAGTCATGTCTGGTTTTGTAGTATCCATGTTTAATGTAAGTTTACGTGGTAATAACTTTACTCCGCCATATCCGTATAACAAATTGTTTACTGGATTACGACTACGCCACACATGTACAGTTTCTAAATCGTATTCATCTACTTTATGATCAAAATTAAATCCATCAAGAATTTGTGCATCTGCATCAACTACCCAAAACATTTTAGTAAAACATTTCTTAGCGGCGGCAATGTGTGCCTGATGAATTCCTTTTACGCCGTCAATACGTTTTGCTCTTGCAAATCTAGCTTTTAGTAATTGCCAGTTTGTATCTGCATTAGGTTCATTATAACTTATGAATACGATATCATACATTTATATAGTATACAGCCTTTTCTATTTTTTGTCAATCATAAAGTCACGCAAACTAAAGTTTGTACCTAACATGTGATCTGTACTTGCTTTTTTATCATTGCTCCAAACTAATACTTCAGGGTCTTCATATAAGAAATCACATCCTTGACAATAGTCCGGAAAGTCTCCCATTTCGTGATCTTTACGTAACTTATTATATGCATCACCATACCAAATATCTTCTATGCTAGTGGTTTCAATATGCCCTAGTACACTTTTACTTTCATTAGGTGGTCCCATTGTTTGACAGCAAGGAGTAACAGCACCTTTTAATCCTGCAATTCCACCCGAACGTATTGTAATCTCTGGAGCAAACGGCCTACCGCATGTTCTACGCTTACTAGGATCACGCACATACAATGGCTGATAATTACCACTCCAATTGTGCATTTTCCATATGTATCCTATTGTACCTGTAGGACCTATGAAGTTATTCCTATATTGATCAACTTCATATTCTATTTGATTATTATCTAGTATTAAATGATAACTACTGATTTCGCACTTGCTGTTAGTTTCTTTAATATACTGTTTTGCCTTTATAACATTTGTTTTCAGTAGTTCAAAATTGTCTACGGCCATCCATTCTTTATACTTGTCTTTGTCATAGCCTATGCAACTGAATCTTGCAAAACTAAGGCCTGCATCTACACAGTCTTGCATAAAGTGTCCGCTAAAGAAACTTCCGTTGCTGTACATAAAACTAGGCAAGCCACGCTTAGTACATGCTTCAATGTAACGTGGTAAATCCTTTGCCATTGTTGGTTCGCCTGAACCTTCTAAGTTAATTACAGGTTTACCTGGCAATTGATCTAAAATGTTTTCAAACATTTCAAACGGCATCTTGCGAGTCCATTCTTTACCTCTTCCGGTAGTCTGTGGACACATTTGACATTTGTAATTACAGCCGCCAAATACTTCAACCACTGCTCTTTCTAAATTAGGTACATTACTGTCCATACTTGTCCCATATTTCTGTAAGCAAGTTAATATAACTTTCGTCATTATGACGGAAGTCGTACTCGATACGTTTACGATTAAATTGGATACTGTAAAAGTCTGTATACTCTTTAAAAAATTCTTGTGCTTCTAAATCAGGTAAGTTTTGTATTTTACCTACCGGAGCATATCCTAGTGCTAGTTGTTCATCTTTAGGATCAACTCCTTTTGATTCTAACCAACTTGTAAACTTGCCGTCAGACGGTAGTTCATACCCTGTACCAAAGTAACAATTAAATTCGCCACTAATTACACGATGTTCTGAAATACCATCAGCTGTAACTACATCATCATTATCAAGATATGCTTCATACCAAGTTTTACCAGTTTGTGCATAATGTAAGTACACCATTCCGTCTTCAACGTTTTTAGTAAACTGTTTTTTAAACTTTGGTTCTAATTCAATGCGCTCTTGTATACCTAATAAATTATAATAAAAGTAACCATTGCGATATCCGTCTGCTTCTATATCTGTTGTTTCGTACCATGCTTCGAGTTCGTGGCAACAATGATTTAGATAACAAATTGCTAACCTAGTATGTCCATTTGCTTTTGTTAATTCATTTCCGGGGTTCCAAAGTTGTCCCTGCATTGTTTCGAAATGATGATGTAAGTCATTTAGTAATTGTTGATTATTTTCACTACGCAATGCACCAAAGTTGTTTACTATTTTGTAATCACTATAGTAATTAATCGTTGCAATACTTCTATCTAAATCATTACATATATGATCTACTGTTCTATTATTATTATGAACTCCTAACAAACTAAAATTCTTTTGAAATATCTTTTTTTGATGTGTTTCTAATAACCTATCGAGTTGGCTTAGCCATACGTTTGCTAATTCAGTATCATCTGGTTTAATTTTTATATACTTAATATCGTTATTGATATTTCTAAACCCAAGCTCTATCATGAAATGCCTTTATAATCTGCTCCGCATGTGCCGCTTGAGACTTTGGACCAGGGTGCATTTTATCTCTTGCACACTTATCATCAATATTAGGAAATGGACCTATAGTGGTATTAGGAAATGCTAACTTACAAAATTCGTTTTGCGGATGATCCCAACTAGATAGAATTAATTTAATTCCTTTATGTTTTGCTATATCATAGATCCAATTAATTGACGTTGATGCTCTAACAACATAATATTCTTCAGACACATTTGTTAATAAGTCTGTAAGATTTTCGTAACCCTTATGCGGCCAGTGCGGAATAAGACTAATCATTGTGCCGTCAGGATCTATGTGTAATTGTCTATGCCATCCCGGTAATGTAACTACTGCATAGTCTAGGTCAATAACAGAAGAAACTGCACTAAAAAGCCTTGCAACTCGTTCAACCCCTGCTCCTGCAGCTCCAAAATTGAACGGATTTAATTTCAATTGTTCGCTTACAATGTTAATAAACGTATCTTCATATTTAATACCTTCACCAAAGGTAAAACTACATCCAAAGAATCCAATGCGCTTTTTAGAATCGTTGAAATCCCATAAACCTCTAAAGTTGTGTTTTCCTATCACATAATTCCAGGGATCGTTATCGTAAGAATCTATCTCTGTGTCCTGTACAGTTTTAATCTCAACAAACTCTTGGTTTTTATTAAATCTTATATTGTAAGAATCATTTTTCAAAAACCCAAACGGTTTTAAGTCTTCTACTGTTTTAATAAGAGAAGGCATAAACTTAGCATAAGCTGGTAGATTATTTCTAACAGGATCTTTTTTAAGCATTTCTTAATTCCGGATTTAATTCAAATACATCTGTATTTCTTATGTCATCAATTTGCTTAGACTTCCATTTAAACTGTTTCCACAAATGACTGTTATCATGTTGATACATAAAGTCTATAATATTTTGCCATCCACTAAATGGTATACCAGTATCAGCTTCTAACTTCTTACCATATTTTGTAATTTTATCAGCTGCTTGTTCTTTTAACAATTCGGGTAATACAGTAATACTATAATACTCAGGTGTAAACAACGGATTGATATGGAATCTATCAATCCAATAATTTTCCATATGGAACCCTCGCAATGGATGCACTGACTCTAATGGCATTAGATCATTTATGTGTAGTTCGTGATGCAATTCAGTAAGTCTAAATATATTAAGAATACTAACAGTAGGATGGAACCAGAAATCAACAGCACCACTAGCTCTAATAGTTTTAAGGTTTTCTAATGTTTGCTTCCATTTTCCTTTATATCGAATATGCTCAAAGGCATCGCCTTCGCCGTCAATACTTATACTTAGGTGTACATAATCAAACTTCTTCCACATTTCCATTACGTTTTGTTTCTTTTGGCCTAATGTTGTGCCGTTTGTGCTATAACGCAATGCAATATCGTATTTTTTTCTTTTGTCAAGCATATCAAGAATGCGCCAATGCTCAGGCATAATCAACGGCTCGCCTCCGGCAAAATGTATTTCTTTCATTGTTTCTAAATTGTCTTCAATGTCATCCCAAAAAACATTTGCTTCTTTTAGATCAATAAGTTGAGTTTCACTGTACTTGTCAGCACCTGGGTGTAGTTTTTGAAAGTCTTTAGACCATTGTGTACTAAACAATGGTGAGCAAGTTGTACATGCAAGGTTACAATAGTTACTAAATCTAAAGTCCCAGTATTTTAATTGTAGTTCTGATAGTGTACCGTCTTCGGCTGTTTTTGCAATTAGGTCTTTAGTTTCATCGTACCATTTAGAATTTAAACCAGTACGCATAGTGTTTAAATTATTTTGTTGCTTTGACACACAACGTTCACATGCACTAGGCAAAGGCTTTCCGTCTAGCATATCCTTACGCATTTTCTTAGCGCGAGGACTATTGACTATGTCTATTAACTTTTCATGCTTAACATTACCAAAACTGTTTTCTTCACGCAATGGAGTTTGGCAACACGCAAACGATCTTCCGTCATTAATAACGTGTAAATGCATCCAGGGTGCTACGCAAAATCCTGGGCTATTTTTTAAATCGTCATTCATAATTCATTTCTCCGAATAGTTTTTCAAATTTACGTTGATTCTTCATATTGAAAAACTTCTGTTTATTTTTTTCCATAAAGGGTATTAATTCTTGTACCTTATCCTGTATTTCAGTTTCACTAAGTTCTGCCATTCTACTAATACTATCACACATTAGTTTAACTTTTTGAGGAGTTTTTGCAACTCTATCATAAAACTGATTTGTGATCGGGTTAGGAAGAAAATATCCTTCACCGCTTACGTATCCCATAGTATTTAAACAACCGAGCGCCATGAATGGGTGCCCTTTGGCTATTTGACGCCATACACCAAGCCCAGGCGCACATACATCAATTTCATCTAAGTAGTGTTGATCAAACATTGGAGAGAAAGAACCGCTAACAATAGAAATAAGACTATCTTGATAATACTCTTTATCAACATTTAAAGGACGAGCTGATATTTCTTCTAGTGTCTTGTCAAGTTTTTTTACAAATGTTAAGTTATTAACTATTTCTTTCTTTTTTGTAATGTAATCGTCACTACGAGTTTTATCAATTATTCTAAAATTATCATAATCTTTAGGAGTTAGGTCACCATTTAAATTATAACTATATTCACCGTGAACATCAAGTCCTGCGTATATCAATTCACTAATAAGTGCTGTGTTGTGCAATGCTCTATTACCAGTAAATGCCGTAAATATGCGCTTAGGTTTCCAATCTTCAAATTTAAAGTCTTCTTTCTCAAGTTGTTCTGGCATTAAAGGATGAAATGTTGGATTTCTAAAAGCCCAAAAGTAATCTTCTTGATGGTATCTACTTTTATATGCAAGTTGTGCATATATTTGCCACCAGTCAATTCCGTATACGTTTGGATTATCAAAGCATCTTCTGTATGATCTACTCATATCACCTAATACAATATAAATCTTATCTCGTGTAATGCCTTTGCTACCTAAAGTATCGAGCTTTGTCCGTAGTTTCCACATAATACTATAGTCATGCGATAACGTTGGAGCAAATATCAATAACTTCATTTTTCCCTTTTTAATCTTATTAATAGATTTAACAGGAATATAGTCTTCAAATTCAGCATCATACCAAGAAGTGCCTTCATTTAATTCTAAAGGATAAAACAAATTCTTTGCTGTTTCTTTACCAGAAAATAAGTTAACTCGTTCTACGTTTAGTACCTTTAATGTATTAAACAATATTGTAATAAAATTAATCGGTGATGCCTTAGACTTATTCATAGGGATTCTATAAGTATCATTACTAAATGTGTAGTCTGACACACCATTAGGCACTGGCATTTCATCTATAATTTTATCGTAATATAGATTAATCGTAGGACGCAAGGGGATCATCAATATTCCTTGAGCTAGGCTTTAGTATCCAGCCTTCTTTTTCTGCAAGTTCCATAATGCTTGCATCTGTGTCCGGTATTGATTCAACCCAATCTGTTAATATTTTAGGAAATACACTTAGGCTTTTGTTTCTACGTACATCATACTGTGCATAGAATGTTTTAAAATCACGCCATAGTGTAGTAGGGTTACTTGTACGTCTATGCGGAGCATCTACAGTTACTAAGTAATCTATCAAACGTTCAATACTTGCTTTTTCAAACTCATGCCAACCGATATCATCTTTATGTGCTTCCCACCATGTACTAAATTGATTATGTAAATAATCTTTAATATGGTTAGGTAGTGCTAGTGGACTTTGAAAACTTGGAAAACGCAATAAGTTTAAACTTACTGTTGGTGTTCTACTTTGTGTAAGTTCTTTTAGTTTGTATACCTCATCTAAGAAGTCAGTAATACTAAACAAACACAAACTGTTAATAGTCATCATAATGTTAATACCATTACAGTTACCTTCTACTAACATACGCTTAATATTTCTAAGCCACTGTTCGTAATCTAAGCCGTCACGTATATATTCTGCTTGTGCGCCAGTCGCTTCACAACTAGTATACAGGTCAAAATGTTTCATACCTTGTGTTTTCTCAATTAGCTTGTCAATGATATCATCTTTAGCAATTAAGTTACTATTAATAGCAAATCGCATATCAGTATCTTGCTCATTAAACCAATCAAACAACTTCCAAGTGTTTCCGCTCATTAAAGGTTCGCCACCTGTAACACGTAGTTCTTCTAAACTATCTGCTAAACCACTATCCCACCATTTCCAAAATGCTTGTATGTATGGATTGTCTTCATCATTTTTGTAAGGCTGTGTCCAACTACCGTCTTGCTTAAATGCACCAGCACCGTCACTTACTAAGTTTGTGTACTCGCCATTCTTCTTAATGTCTTTGGCCCATGTAGTTGAGAAACTTGCATTACAATAACTACATGCTAAGTTACATGTTCTGTCAAATGCAATTTCAAAAGTTTTAAGATTAGTATTATCGTCAGCATCGGCTTCGTACGCTTGCTGTAACTGTTCGTCTGAATAGATAATACTTTTAAAAGTCCTGTCGCTGACAGCATCTTTTTTCATATCTTCCATTTTCCAACAATATTCACATTCGCTAGGACGCTCGCCTTTTTGCATCATACGGCGCATTTCTTTCTTATGCTTAGTATTATGGATTGCAGACGGATTGTCTTGTATTTCAACTAATGGAATTTGATGTGCAGGTGGATGATGACAACTCGCTGTTGTACCACTACCTAACCAGGTAGTAGCGTTATACCACTTTGCTCCACAAAAACTCTTACTTTTGCTGTCAAGTACCCTGTCTCGATACTGTTGTAGGTTTTCTTCAGGCTGTTTCGGCATTCCATTCCTCTACTAAATCAATATATTGCGGAAACGTATCCGCAAAATTCTTGTTTCTTCTCTTATCGTATGCATGTATGTATCTTACAAAGTCCGCTCTATGTTCTATTGCTGGCTCTGTGTTACGCAAGTAATCACACAATCTTTTTATTTGGTCAAACTCTTCTAAATACAATCTAGCATATTTTTCTTTGGTATAATACTTTAACCATTGTTCACATACTTTTTCAATAGTATTTGCTGTCTTTGTACGGTAATCAACATCAAGTAGTGTACACTGTAAATGCGGTGGCCAATGCATTATATTAATGCTTAGTGGTATTCTATTAATGTCAAAACTATTGTTATACTCTTTACGGAAGTCCATTACGGTCATCATAAAGTCAAGAAAGGAAGGTAAACTTAATATGTTGATGGTTGTCATCATTGCAACTGTTGCATTAGTTTCTTTAAGAATCTTATCTACATTTTTAAGCCATTTCATAAAATCTAGACCGTCTCTAGCATATTCTGCTTGTTTGCCTGTACTTTCTAAACTAGTATACACATCAACTTTAACACCTACTTCGGCAAGCTGATTAACTTTAAAAATAAGTCTATCAATTAGTGCATCTTCTACACAGCCATTTGTATTAATTGCAATGTCTAATCCTTTACGTGGATTTTCAATAAGATAATCTAACAACTTCCATGTGTCTTTTGACATAGTAGGCTCGCCGCCTGTGATACGCAACACTTTTAAATGAGGTAATGCATCAGGAAACCATTTCCAAAATGCTTCTACATAAGGATTGTGTTCTCTATTAGGTATTGGCATTTTTCCTGTTTGTTCTAAATAATCTAAATTGTGTGCGCCATGTTTAGTTGGATAAGGACCGTTTTGCTTTACGTCTTCCATCCACTTGCTACTAATCTCAGGTGAACAGTATGCACAAGCAAAGTTACAAGCATTACTAAATGATACTTCTAAGTAACTTGGGTACACATCGTCTTGTGGATTGCTTTTAGCAATATCTTCAAATCTATCCCAAGCCCAAGAGTCACTTGTTTTATAATGTCTATCACTAAAATAGTTTTTATCTAAGTCTTCAATTTTCCAACAGTATCCACACTCCTTAGGACGCTCACCTTTAAGCATCTTAGCACGTTGTTCTTTTTTAAACTTACTGTTGTGTAGTGCCGCTGGATTTGCTTGAATTTCATGCAACGGAATTTTATGCGGGGCAGGATGATGACAACTGTGATTATATCCATTCTGTAACATTAGAGTAGTTTGTAGCCACTTGGCTGTACAAAATGAACAACTTACACTGTTTATTTTTTCACGTTTTTCTTCTAATATCTGTATACGCTGTTCGTTGCTCATCTAGACCTAATTATTCTCGGAGTGTTTTGATACACGCTTTTAAAAAACTTACTCTGTTGTTCATCAAGCGGAGTAGTTGATATGTCTGCACCGGTTCCTTTTAGTATTTCAGTTCCTAAATGAATAGATGTTTGAAGTGGATCTACACCCTTTACTTCTTTTTCCCAAAAGTTGTTTAGCCATTCAAAGTCACGCACGTTAGCATAGTCCCATGGTGTACAGTTTGTTAGATAACATCCTTGTCGTGCGCCTAGTATACTCCATATACCATTTTTAACATCAGCACCTACTTGACTCCAAATAAGCAACCGCTGGTAGTTTTGCCACCATACTTTACGCAAGTCTTCTACTTTAGATCCTTGATCTAAACTCATTTTAACACCTTCTCTAAATCCAGCTCGCCACGCTTGCCAAGGTGTTTCGTTTGTGTAAGATACACTAAAGTTTTCGTTGAACTGATAGTACTTGTCGTCAAAGCAAAATTCTACTTTGCCACGCTCGTCACCGTCTTCTGAATGTTCGTGTGTTTTCATATTGTGTACAAACTTACGTGTCCACATCTTTAATCCGCCGTTGCCGTACATTAGTCCGTTGACATGTAACTTACCGCACCAACTAAACACATGTTCTGCTGACAATCCAAGTGCTTCGTAATCAACTTCTTGATTTAAGAATTCTGGGTCAACAATATTATCTGCATCTACAGTAACAAAGTATTCCGTTTCACTTAAATCAGCACATGCTTTATGTGCGGCATCTGAACCTTCTACTCCATGTACACGTTTTGCCCACGGAACTTTGCTACACAGATCAGCATAATTTTTTTCTGCGTTTGGCTCATCGTACGATAAGAATATAATATCTTGATCAACTACCTTTATAGTACTCATGCCGTCTCCTGAATATGCAAATAGTTTTCAAATACTTTACCACAGTATAAACTCACATTAGGGTTCTGAGCAACCTCTTTATTTTGTTCTGTCATATTAAAACTTTCTGAATATAATACATTATACATTTTTATATCAAGTGTATCTAACAACACTGTTGGATTATCTTTTTGTGTAATATATACGTATTGATTTTTATCTTTGTAATATGTAGTGCTTGACAATAATTCTCTAAGTTCATGTGTTAAACTAATTGTCCACGTTGCACTTTTTAAATTTTGTGTTATTACAAATGCATTGTTAGTATCTACACTAGTTACTTTTGGAAGATGATGTACACTCTTGTCTACATCAAAAATATCTAAATCTTTATGCTTAAGAACAATTTCATATTTTAGTGTTTTATCACTAGACGGAATAACCATATAGTCGTCCATCTTCTTATCTTCATTAGCAAACTCTAACATTGTGTCTCTAGTAATTTCAATGTAAGGTGTGGAAGTATCTAACTCATTTGTTAGTTTCCAAATTTCGCCTGTATCATCTTTAAAGTTAAGGTAAAAGTGTAGTTCCATTTTCCATCTTCTCTAATAATTCATCTGTTAAGAATTCGTCCTCAACATAATGTAGTACTCTGTTTTGCAAGTAATTTCCTAGGAATAATTTACCGTCAGTAAAATATTTTCCAGTAACCTTTGTCCATTTTTCTGGTTTATTATACCATCCTTGTACAAGTGGTTTCATATGTGTAAATGTAATAAAACTGTTAGGGTCAGTAATATCTTTCTCATTACCTAATATTTTACTAGCAATTGCCATTGACACATCAATGCTACACCATTTTTGATATTCGTTTGGTGCGTACTTAGAATAAAACAAAGCCCAATTGTTTACAATAATTTCTAATAGATTATAAAACTCTTTTGCTGTATCACCCTTTTTAAAGTAATGCAATGCACTATATAAGTTAGGTAAATCGTTTGCGTCAAATGTCTTTCTATAGAATCTGCTAGTTATAACTTCGTCTCGATAGGTTCTAACATTGCTAACAAAAAATAGTTCACGTTTTGCTAGTTCTTCCCACCAGTGTGTTATATCTGATGTAATCATCATGTCAGCTTCTAATACAATAGTTTCATCATAAGGACTAGCATGATAAACTTTCCAACGATTCTGTATTTTCCAATCGCTATCTTCAGCATTGTCTTCCCAAGGAATAGGAATAATTTGATCAAATACATTTTGCCATTCAGTTGGAACATCGTCATTGGTTATTAAACTAATTTTTTGATCTTTATTATACAAATGTAAACTAAGAGCAAGAGCATATGCTTGACGAATGTAGTTTGTATTTGAATTATTCTGTGCTAATAAACAAAATCCTTTACTCATTTACTAAATCCTCGTCAATAAATCTATCTAATGCAAATTTATTCATAATATGAATGTTTGCATCTTTTATAGAACCTGCATGATAGTGTCCTACCCAATGCTTTTTATCTAATAAAAAAGTATAAGTTTCATCTTCTAACTTTATTAATACATCTGCATCACTAGTGAACCATAGTCTTCCTGGTAAAACTTTTGGCCAGTTAGTGCGCTGGAAGCCATTTAACATATGTATTGCAATACTAAATGCAAAATCATTTCTATAAGTTTTATTTACAATCTGGTATGTAAGTCTATAGAAGTTCCAGTTATCTTTAATGTGTGTTATTAGATCAAAGAACCGTTGCATACTTTCTGACTTTTTAAAATAAAATACCGTAGCCCAGTACATGTCTATACTTCGATCACTAATTTTATTGAACCTATATTCGTCTGGCCTATCCATATTAACATCAGTTATGTGGCGAAATATTAAAAAGTCTTGATCTGTATCAAATGCATTTAATAGAATATCATTACCAATAATAAAATCAGTATCCATTACTATAGTTTCATCAAACGGTGTTATGTTGTATGCTGTTGCGCGATCGTGATTTCGCCATTCTAGATCTTTATTGCTCATAGTACCATCTCGATATGTACGCTTTTGTTTGCATTCATACCAATCTAACTCTATTACATGACTAATATACTTTTCGTAATAAGGATACGTTTCCTTTAGATAATCTGAATTGTCTGTAGCAAGTGCTACAGGTATGCCAAGGTGTTTTTTAATTTTTTTAGCACAAAATATTGCTTGTTTAATATAATCAATTGAGTGATTATTTTGTGCAAATAATAGTACACCCTTACTCATAAATTAACAAGACCTTCTACTTTTCTGTTCTTTTTAATTTTATTGTACTCATCAAGATATTCATATGATGTAGTAAAGTAAATATCAAGAATGTCGTCTAAAAATTTCTGTAGCTCTTGTACTTCAATCGGAGTGTTGTTATCATCAATTAAAATTGCACTATCTTGTTCATTATATTTTAATGTTTGGCAAAATGTAATTAAATCTCGAGTTATAGAAAATTTGCCGCCATTTAAATAATGTACGCAAGTTTCTAAAAATTGTTCATGAATAACTCTACGCTGGTTGTTTAGTGTAACCATGTAGTTTGAAAAGTCTAACGCTTGTTCTAATCTTTCGTCCATATAATTCTCCAGGTATAATATATATTATATAGCCTGAAAAAGTATTTGTCAAGTGTTATGTGAGGCGTAATTCCGTTTGAACTGCTACAGCTGGTGCCGGAATATCAACTCCGTTTGAAGCATTAGGGCGTTTAAAATCTAATCCGCAAGTATGTGTTCCGCCGCTTGCTAGAACATTTTCATCAACACCAGGGCCGCTACCAGTTTGATCTCCTGAGTCATTATCGTAAAACTCAAACAAGAATGTTAATATAGTACCGGCATTATTTCGTTTTACATATATAGCTACAAGGTTTTCAGCGTATTCTGCTTGAGAACCGTTCTTTTGGAATATTAATTGATAACCGGTTGTTGCTTGATAATTACCTAATGCACTTTCAATGCCGCCGGCATTATCTACGTTAGTTGATCCGTCTCTTGCACGGCCTGTTCCTGTACCATTTGTAGTAGCATTTTTACCAAAAATAACTTGGCCCATGTTACCTAACATTGTGCCCCAGTCTGTGTCTTTTGCTGTTGTACCAGTAAGAGCTGCACTTAATCTAATTTCACCACCGGCATTAAAAAAGTGTCTACGATGGTCTGAAGCACTAGCTGTCATTGAAGTGCCGGAACTATTTGTTGTAGTATATCCGCCTTCGAACTCAACAGTAAATTCTGAATATACCATAATATTAATATTATTAACACCCCAGGGCGTAGTTCTTGAAGAATTTACAGCTTGTCTTCCTGTAGTAAGATCAAACTGTCCTGCAGCAATAGAATTAGCTGAAGATTCAATGTCTGAAATTTTACTATCAAAATCATTAATACCTTCAAGAGTGTTAGTACCATTAATACTAAATGTATCACCCGATATTCTAGTAACACTTGTGCCAGATGCATCTGCACCGATAATAGCACCATCGTCAATTGTTGTTATTCCTGAGTTTCCACCAGTTTGGTGATTATAGGCTTTATTAATGTCGAAACGTAACTGATTCCAATGAAGGGGTTCAATTATTGGTGTCCCAGCATTGCGTAAAGCCGAAAATGCCGAAGGCACATATTGTCCGTAGCCAGTTTGTCCGGAGCCGTTGCCTAGTACAGCGACTAGTCGATCCGATAACGCTACAAATTCGCTCTTATTAATAATTCCGCCAGTTGCTACCACGTATTAATCTCCAGCTGATAAGTCTGATTGTGTACTGTATGATGGTGATGCCACAGATACATAAGACCCTGTTGGTCTTAACTGTTTAACAATACTAGTTAAAGTACCGCGGATTAATTCATCATCATTTGGGTCGCCCTGGTCATTGTCCTGAAATTCTACTCTAAATTGAATTGCTCGATTACTTACTTCTTTAGCATAGATAAAGAATCTATTTTCTGCGTAGTAATCTGCTTGCCCTCTACGTTCAAATATTTTTTGATAACTTGTTGTCAAATCGTAGTTACCAACAGGCTGCAATAATCCTGCTGATCCTGTTTTTGTAGTTGTGTTAGCACTAAACTTAATCGTTCCCATATTTGTTAATATGGAATTCCAGTCTGCGCCTTTTTGTGTAGTATCACCTTCAATAGTTGCACTTAGTTGTATTTTTCCGCCTGCATTAAAATAAGCACGTCTATGTTCTGGAGTGTCAAATGTTGCTGTAAAACTATGTACTACTTCACCGTTCCATGCTGCAAAGCGTGTACTAGTAGTTGCTGTTTCTAGTGTTACTTGTGTTCCATCAACTGTATCTTTATTAGCTGTTAAAATATTAACAACCGCAACAAATTGATTAAATCCTTTATCAACTAGGCCGCCGATGTCATTAGCACTAACCCTTTCTCCTGGAACAAGTTCTAATAACGAACTAAGACTTCCAGTTTGGTGTACTTGAATTCTGTTAATATCGTCTCTTAACAAATTCATATGTTCAGCTCTTACTGTATCCGTTGCTAATAGTGCTGTACTAACAGGTTCTTGTCCATAACCAGTATCAGCAAAGCCGCCGCCAAGTATGTCTGCTACAGATGATTGTAGATCGTTATAATTAGCTGCGGTAATCCTAGAAGCGCCTTGTGGATCGTTGGCTCCCCTTACTAAATCTGGCATGTTTTCTTCTTCCTAATTAAGTGCTACTATTATTTATACTTTCAACACGCACTCAACTAATTTCTCGTCTTCATCGAGATTAGTTTCAAGTGCTATGCCTACCATACAACCACCGTTAACAACATCGCTTGCACATCCGTTTTCATCAACATATACAGCATGTCCTTTTCTAATAGGACCAATTACACGTACAGGAACACGACCTTTAAGGCCAATTGCTTGTCCGTCACATGCTTTGTTCATTAAGTATGCTGGCTCTAATGATATAACACCAATTGCTATAGTATCACGCATTGCTATTGTTGCTTCTGCACCGTCATCTAAACTAACTGCCATTACTGTGCCAACTGGATATTCAGCATCTGTAGTATATTTTTCTGCTAAGTCAGCATATAATGCTTCTGTTGCAATACCTTGGAAATAGTTTGCATAGATATCAGCGTCTTGATCTCTTACAACTACTGTATTTGCCGCTGCTGCTTTGCTTGGTTTTCTTAGTAAGTTAGCAGGAGGAGCTACGCCATTTGTAAAGTCAAATACATATGCATCAACATCGTCTTCAAGTACTAGACCTTTTGCAGCTGTTCCTAAACCAATGTAGTCTTTTGCATACATCTCTTGCCAAGGATACTGTGCTGTACCCATTGTTGCAAGTGTTGCTGTTGGCTTGTTTTGTGTTTCTGTACCGTTTACGTAACCTGGAATAATTGCATTTGCTAATACTTGTATTGAGTTAACTATAACACCTGAAGTATTTTTAGCTTTAAATGCAATACTGCCGCCAGTTTCGTTTGAAATTATCGGACGTTCTACTTGTGTGCCGTTACCAGTAATAATTTCTTGTTTAATTTTTAAATCGTTTGAATCACCTATAGCAATACCTAGATCTGAAAAGCGAGCTAGTTGACTAAAGTTAGCATCTGTCTTTAGTACGTATGAAGTAGATGCTAATCCACCAAGTTTTTCTGAGTTAGTAGACGTTCCTACTAGTCTCCAGTCACCTGATGTAATACCACCGCTACTGTTTAGTGTATTCTTTAATGTAAGACCTTGACGTATTCTATCAAAGCCTAAAATGTTGGAGTCTACATCACTTGTATCAATTGTAAAATCTTGTGAACTTACAGTAAATATAACTTCATCGTTTACAACTGCTGTAATAATGCCTCTACTTGATCCAGTAGTGTCGCGTACTGTACGGCTTACAATTTGTGTTTGGCCTGATCCTGCACTCTGGGGTCCAATAAGTACAAAGTCGCCACCATTATATGTGTAAAGCTGTTCATTATTTTGATCCCACCAAAAGTCGCCTTCTTTAAGGCCTGTTGGAACTGTTGAACTAACTTCTGCGCCGCCTGTTGTGCGCCATTTAATTCCGTCATAAAATTTTAGTTTTGAGTTACCTGTATCAAACCAAATTTGACCTGATATCTTTCTTGGTGGCTCAGTTTGCCCTGCAAAGTTTTCCAGTAAAAATACCATATTTTCATTTTGTATTTCACCGTAACCTGCGTAATTTTTACCTACTAATTTTAAATCAGTAGTCTGATCAACGGTACCGTCTTCAATTTTCCAAGACCTTCCGTTGCTGTATGTATCTATTGTGTATGCCATTTATAAACCCCTATTGCGACTTAGTATTTATCTGATTTGTTAAACTGGTATGGTTCGTTGCCATTGCCATACTCCTCCTACTACTTGAAACTCTACCTTAGCTCTTGACGGTGATAAGTTAGCAATACCAGATACTGAACTAACTGTAATATCTTTTAGTACACTATCAAACTCTGGTGTTGTACTATCGTCAGGATCAACATATACGTTAACTGTAGTTTTTGTTATTGCAGAATTTACATCAATACCTGTTACTGGTGCATCAATATATGATGTTGCATATACTCTTGCATAAGTTCCAGCTTGTTTTTGTGCTGCCGGATATAGGTATTCTATAGCATCTTTAATATCTTCGTGCGGTCCAACATTATCAGAAAACACTGGTGATGGATTTACCATTCCAGTAGCATCTAATGCTATTGTTACCGGCTCTGCCCCAACTTCTTGATCAACATAACCTTTAGTAGCAACACTAGAGTCTAAATCTTCTGTGCTGCCTAGGTTATTAGCAACTCTAGCACTAGTTGGTGTATCTGCGCCAGTAATGAGTTGATTGTTAATAGTTATTGTACCGTTACTAGTAATTGCAAGTGCATTACTTACAATTAGATTATCATTGATTGTAACATCGCCTACTACTGTTAGGTTTGCTAAACTACCAACTTGTATAAGTCCTGTAGCATACAATACCGAATCATGTAGCCTATCTGCTGATAGCTTAGTTACGTTATCAATATTAAATGTTTTACCAGTTACTAGATCTAAGTCTTCACTTAATGTCCAGCTACCTGTTTCATTTTCCCATGTAACTGACTTATTGCCGTCTGTTGAACGTATAATTACTCCGGCGCCATCAACAACTGCATCGTTGCCAATTGCACTATCATTCATTAATCCTAGTTCAATATTTTTATCTTCAACTCTTAGTGACGACACATTTAAATAAGTTGTATCACCTTGTATTGTTAAATTTCCCTGAACTTCTAAGTCTCCGGAAAATCTACCATCGCCTACTACATCAAAATCTACTTGAGGAGTTGTTGTATAAATTCCAACACGCTTTAGATCTGAATCTGCATAAAATGCATTATCAAATAAGTTACCTCTACGAGTTCTAATAGTAAAATCTCTACCAAGTCTTTGTGTTTCTAATGTAGTAATGTAATTATTATCAATTTTTAATGCTGCATATACAGTATCACTAACCCCAACTGTTAACCCTCCAGCGTTTTTAACCGCTAACGAACCAGTTGTACTAGTGTTTCTGTCAGTTTTCATAAAGTTAGTTTCTTGGAATTCTTCGCCAGCGTCACTAACTAGTCCTCTTGAACTTTGTGCTGTTCCACGCCACCAAAAACTAGGACTTGCAGGATTAAATCCAATTTGTATTAGTTGACGCTGTGGAACTCTGTTGTCATTTGCATCTACTGGAAAGCCAACAATATTAACTCTTGGTCTAAATTCTGTTTTAGAGTAAATTCCTGTTAATGATCCATTTATATATAACTCAAGGACTGTTTGGTCTTGTCCGTTTTCATCTAATATTGTAAATGCTTCAGTTCCTGTTTTACCTTGGCTAGCTGTATACTGTGGTCCTACTAAAACAATGTCAGTACCATCAAAGAAATATAGTTTATTATTTAAACTGTCAATCCAAAGATCTCCTGCTACTAAATTAGGCTGTGTTTGGCTAACAACAGCACCTGCTGCTGAACGAAAAGTACTACCTGTGTAGACCTTTAATCGCTGTTCTGCGGTATCATACCATAGTTGGCCTATTAAAGGCGTTCCAGGTGCGCTAGTTCTAGCAAAATTTTCTAATAACTTAATTAAGTTCTCATTAAATGCTTCGCCGTATCCTTTGTAGTTTCTACCAACTAACGAAATATCTGTTGAAGTAGTATCTAGTTGCCCGTCTACAAGATCTACTAATAATTCGCCGTTAGTTTTATTTAATTTATAGCTCATCTGTTACCCTCTTCCAGAATATATAATGTAATTCATTGTTACTGTCGGTGGCATAATATTAAAATCCTGTCCTACAGGGTTAGAACTAATAACGTTACCACTATTTGATAATTTTTGGCCGCCGTTAGTAGCTGTAGGTCCGTCTATGCCTGTAACATTAGTATCTGTTGACGGATCTTGTCTATCTTGTGTAGCATAAAATTGGTTATTATCTTGGTCTTGCATATCGTGTTGGTGTTCAGGCAAGTTAGTTTTATCAATTAACTTTGTTTCACTACCATCTAATGCACCTACAATGTCTGCAGACGTTGCTGTTACAATATTAGCACTTTGCCCGCCCATATTGTCAGCACCCATTGGCATTCTACCACGCATATCAGGCACAGCAAAGTTATTATTTCCAACTTGTGACTCTGGTTTAAATTTATAACCAAGTACTTGGAACAATGCTTGATAATCTGTCTTATCAAGCTCTCTACCGTCACATAAAATCCAGTCGCCGCCCTCTGGAGCAACATCTCCACCATATGGCATTAGTACACCTGCCGGTGTTCTTGGAATAGTTTTTAAGAAGTTTTCTTTAGTAACACTCTTAAGACCAGGTGTAGATCCATCTACGTCATTAAACAATAATAAGTCAGATGATGCAACATCTGATTCACGAGGTTTCTTTGATATAAATTGGTTTGAAATTTCTGTTCTAAACGTTTTTGTTAATGGTACTTCGCCTGGTGCTAACGGAGTTGTTACGCCGTTTTCATCTGTTGTTGAACCATTATCAAATTGTGGGTCTTGATATGCTCCATCAAATTCAACAGGAACAAGTGTTGCTACATCGCCAAGCATAATAAATGTAGTTTTGTTAATTAAGTTAGCCGATGATGTTGACGGACCGTTAACTTTACCGTTTACTGTTCCGTCTAGTGTTCCAATAAAGTTAGTTGAATATGTATTTCTATAATATCTTGTTGAAGAACCTAAATCTCTAATATTATTATCATCTGGAACAATACTATTAGTTGTAAGTAAGTTAGAAAGTTTTGTTTCTCCGCCTACATTTAGACCTTGTCTAATACCTGCGCCGCCACGTACTTGTAATGCACCATTATTAATAGTTGTACTTTGTGTTGTATCATTAATAATAATGCCGCCACTTGATTGAATATTACCAATAACGTCAAGTGCTTCTTCTGGGGCTTCTGTGTTGATACCAACACGTAAGTTCGAATCAACACGTATAACTGTTTTAGCTGCATCATTGTTTCTAACACGCATATCAATGTTTGATCCACCAATATTATGTTGAATCACACCAGCATTACCTTCAACGCCAACTGTAAGTTCTGCATTTACACCATAGTTAATGCCTTGGTTGTTTTGAATGTTTAATGGAAATGTTGTTGTACTAGTAGTATTACCTCTTAGGAAGTTTCCTGCAGCAACAATTTCATTATTTACAATTAAATTCTCTGCTTTTTCTGCTGTACCAAAAAACTTATAATTACTTAATCCGTCATTATCGGTATCTTTGTTAATTAAGTTAAATCCTGGATTAATTGTTGCAAATCCTGCAATAGTAGACTTAGGAATAAACGGAATTTCTGATCCACTAAGAATACCAATAGTTTGTCCTGATACTTCAATTCTTAAAACATTGTATAGTAAGTTATCTTGGCCGATAATTTGATCTGCTTTTGCTCCAGTGGCTAGTCCATCTGAGAAACTAGGGCCTACTAGTACCCAACCACCGCCTGTAAATAAGTATAATTGTTGGTTATCTGTGTCTACCCATAAATCGCCAAGTTGGGCAATAGCTGGAGTATTAATTGATTTAGAAATACCACTTGCTGGCACCCAGTTTGTGTCATTGTACACCATTAACTTTTCTTCAGTTAATGTATTATCATACCAAAGTTGCCCTTCAACTGGACTACTTGGTGGATTATTAGATGCAAAACTTTCTAATAAGTGTAAAAAGTTCTCTGCAATTGTTGCACCATATGCTGTAGAGTTACGTCCTGGAAACCCAAGTGTTGTTTCTCTATTAATAGTACTGTCTTCAACTGTAATGGTACCTTTGTTTGCAACATCTGTATAGTTAATAGTGTATGCCATTTATTATCCCTCGTTAAATCCTGTTAAACTTTGTACTCTTACAGTATAATCAATTTGTACAAGCCTGTTTAACGACTTTTGTATTGGATGGAAAATAACGTGTGTTAATAAACGTCCTGTGCCATCTGGATCATAACCTCTCAATCCTAATTCGTCAAATACATATAAACTTTCAGTACTACTCGCTGTATCAAAAGCATCTTGGCCATTTGGCTCACCGTAGTCTAATAAACAAGTAACTAATATATCAGTATAATTTGTTCCGCTTACATGGCGTATGTCTATCTTGTTCCTTGCAGGGTCAACGTTGTTAACACTTCTGTCATCAACTACCTTTGCAAATGTTTGATTATACAAACTTGCATTTGTACCTGTGCTGTTTGGCGTTAAGTATGTAATGATACCTGTTGGATCTAAACTTGTGCCACCGTTACCAAAGCTCATTTCATGCACCCACCCCTGGCCTGCATTACTTAAACTTTCTGCAAGGGCAATACTCATGTTTTCATAATGTATTGCATTACGCTTATTAAGAAGTACTTCCCCAGACTTTGGATCATGTATTTTTACATGTCCTTCTAAGAATATACCCTGTTTATCTAAAAATTTATCTGTCATTTTTATTTCCTGTCAATGTATTTATCGCGGTAGATCAATACTCTTTCCACGTAAGAAAGTTGCTACTTTTGTATTAGACTGACCTAGTGGTTTATAGTCGCCTGTTGTTTCGTCTGTTACTTCATTCCAAATTAAACCTTGCTTTCTAACTATAGTTAGCACAGTATTTGGTTGTGGCGGCGTAGTTAGGCGCACATATGCTCCAACGTTTTTGTTAACGGCATATTCTGCTTCTAAATACACATCACCATCTGGACTAAACTGTCCTTCATCTACTGAATACACTTCAATTGGGTTTTTACGCAATCTACGTCCATTAGCAAATACTTCAATATCTAGTGCTTCCCAATATGTTTCACCTGGAATGCCACCTTCATCAAAATCTTCAGTATACCAATCATTTAATACAGCTGGATTTTGTACCTTAACTGATCCATCTGGCCAATAAGTTACTGGCTTAGGAGCATATGGTAATAGTATCTGTACATAAGGAAGGTATTTAGGTACTACTAGTGTAGAGCTAGGTCTATATACTGGCTCTGTTTCTATCGGATTAATAATTACCATATCATATGAGCCAACATCCATAGCCGGTGTTGTAAATGTTAATTGTGTTGCACTTACATAGTCTGTTGCACATTCTATATCTTGTACTAACACTTTAACCCCTGGACGGAACCCTTCTCCGTCTACTGTTGCTACTTGTCCACCTAATGGAAATACTGTGTTGTTATTAAAGTTGTAAGCAATACTTGTTACACTCATTTCAATACTGTCATTTGGATATGTAATTGACATATCTTGATATTGGCCTGATAGTGCTACTACATTTTCTTCAGTATCACTATATGGTATAGTACTATCTTGGCTTTGGTTATAGAAGCTAGTACCTGCAGCATGTAAATTCTTAACACCTGTACCCAATGTACCTCTACGTAGTTGTTTAAGCACGTTTTCTTCTTTTCTAAAGAACTCAATACGCTCGCCGTCAATAAAAATAACACCCGGAATATTGCTCTTTGGATCTGGACTAGGTAAATTACCTACTTTGTCAACAACAGTAATTGATCTATCATACCAATTTAGCGGTTGTTCTAGTACATACTGATCTTCTCTTGCTAGACGCTTATAGTGTGTACGGTTTAACATGTCTTTAAACTGCCTCCAACCAAACTTATTTGATATTGGAGTATTGCTAAAGTGAATAATTTCAATACTGTCGCCATCGTCTACTGTATCAGTAAACTCAATATACTGTTTGTTTTCTAATAGTATATAATCTGCTGTAGGAGTTAACCAACGACCGTTTAGTGCTACCCATACATAGTCAACACTTACTGCCTCTTCTCTTAGTTTAATTAAACCTCTTTTAAGTTGTCTGTAGTCATAATACCCTTTTGACTGATATGTCATTTCAGTACGCTGAACTACATCATAATGCTCTCTGTCAATTCCTTGACCATCGTGATTACTAAATTGGTAAACTCTTATAAGTTCGCCTTCTTCATATGTTTTATCAAAATGTATTATTGATGTAGAACTGTCACCACCAGTAGTATCAATAAATTCATCATCTGCTGTCCAATAGCCAAATCTATAATCGCCATCATCCATAACATATACTTTTAGTTTATCACCTACAGCTGCAACACCTCTATTAAGTATTACTGTACTTCCTGGCTGTGCGTCTGGAGTAATGTTTGGATTAAAGGAGCTTGCACCTTCAAATGTCCAGTCTTGTAAGAATCTAATTTCTGTATCATTTAGGAATACCTTTAAACGTGTACCCGATAGTGACCCTACTGGAGTTTGCCATACTTTCATTTTGTATTCTAATACATTTTCTTCAACAGTAAACACTTCACTGTAACCTGCATTTAATACACGCTCAACAATTGTTCCAGGTACTTCTGGTATAGCTGGTGATCCTTCGCCTGCAACATCAACAACATATCCTGACGCACCTGCTAGTGCTGGATTGTCCTGTGCTGGTGTATTACCGTCTTGGAATATACTTCTAATAGTAGCAAGTGATGGCTTACTAATTACTGGAGCAATATATGTGTTGTGGAACGCATAACCTAATGGGTTATTTGCTTGAATGCCTGCTTGGGTACGCATATCGTCTGACCATTCTGGAGCAAGACTTCCACCGTCCCATAATTCTGTGTATTCAAACATACAGAAGTTTAGTAAGTACAAGTATTCTTTTGCGGCTACTTCAAATGCATCTGCGATTGTTTTCCAATCATCTGGATTTTCTTGATAACCTGATGGATCCCACTTGCCGGCATCGTATGCTTCTTCCATTGCGGCATACAAATCACCTGTCTGCCAGTCAGCGGCTAAGAACTGATATAGTTTTATATCGTCTGCAGGTAACCCGTGCATGTGTAGTGTGTGGAATACGTGTTCAATAACTTCTTGTGCGTCTTGATCACCGTCGCCATAGCCGTCACCAGTTGAGTTTAGGTACCACACCATGTCATTAGCAACATGAGTGTCAAACAAGTTTGTTAGGTTCCAATCAATAACACCTTGGTCAGTTAAGAAGTTTGGAGTATAATCTGCTCCTGCGCCTCTAGCTACTCGTTGTATAGTTGGAAGTCCTGCGTGATAAGTTCCTGCGTCACCACTTAGATTCTTAATTAAATTTCTTTGGAATGATTCGTTAATACCTGCGCCATTTACATCTGTAAACAGTTCAAACATACGTGCTACTTTTTCTAACCACGCATCTGGAACTGCTGTTTGTCCACCTACTGTGCCAGCACCCATAATTCTTACACCGTTGGTTGTAACTTCACGTTTGAAGAAATCACTACCATCGCCTGCAACATTAATAATTGCAGCATTGTTGTATTCTGGATCAGCAACTCCTCCAGGAACTGCTGGAACTGCTGGAACATAACCTTCTCTAGATTTAACTGTAACAATAGTGTGGTATCCTGCCGGATCTTGACTAAACGGAGCCTTTGATAATTCATAACTACTAGAAGAACCATCTGCTACTATTTCGTCGATTGTTACTTGACTAAATGACTGTATTTCATTATCAAATAATCCATATTGTATTAATCTATTAGCTTCTGGTGGTTGAACAAATCTTAATACACAATTTCCCGGTACTTCGTAACTATCATCAGATTCAATTAACTCATAAGCTAAACTATCACCGTTTACAGTTACATATGCTTTTATTGTGTCAGCAAATTTAATGTTAGTTAAAAATTCTTGTGTAGTTCCATCTGCTATAAACTCATCATAGTCAAGTATATCTTCTCCGGAAATTCCCATAGTCATTACTACAACATTGTCGCCTACTGCCGGCGCTTCATAAAATACTATTTGATTAGTATCAAAATCAATTCTGTAATTAGTTTTTCCATAAACTACAGCATAGTTAACTTTAACAATAACACTTTCATATGAGATAGGTTTTTCTCTTAGATTAAACACTGTTGTAGTTCCGTCACCTTTAAATATGTGACTTTGCATTAAACTAGAACCGCTTACTGGTCTTTCGTATACTGTAATATCTAATGTATCAAGTACTTGCCCCGGAATAGTTTCCTCTGGGCCTTTTGATGTTGTAGGTGTTACAAATCCGTCGCCATCGACATTAATTTCTTCTGCTTTAATACCAAGTGCTGTAGTGTATGCTAAGTCGCCACCTTGTAGTGCTGTATCAAAACTGTCTTGTCCTGGGGACAACGAACCATCTGATGTAGATCTACGAATTGTTATAATTTCTCTTGGTGGATTATCTTGCCATGTTGGATTAATTTCAGTAAGGTAGTTATAATAGCCTGTTTCATTTTCAAATGTAAACGTGTTAGTTACTCCGTCTCCAGTAATTGGAGCCATAAATGCCTTTTTATTGTTTAGACTATCTGCACTTGTAGTTCCATCCCATGCATCATCATCAACACGTTGTCCGTTAATATAAACATTATATTTTACACCAGCTTGTAATGGCGCACTTAGATCAAATACTAATGTTGAACCGTCTGTTTCAAAAGACTCATCATCAAACTCTTGATCAAATATATCCCAAGATCCTGCATACCAATTATCTGTATCCCATCCTGTAGGACCTGCAAACTCATAACTCTTAACTTGGACGCCGCCGTAATCAACACCTTCCATTAACTGTGTAATGTCTTTTCCTATTTGTCCACTAGTTGGATTATAGAATAAGCTAATTCTATCTTGTGCATCTAGTAAGTCTATAGATTTTTTATAGTTAATAGTTACTACTGAATTATTTGCTGGCGGTTGATCAAATACTATTCTTCCATAATATTTGTCAAAGTTGCTTGTAGTATCAATATAATTCTTATATTCATATTGACTATTTAATACTAACTCATCATTGATTGTAATTTCAATAGTGTTAGTACGCATGTCCATTGGCCATTTTAAATTAAAGTCTGTAGTACTTCCTGTGCCAGCAAAATTTTCACTTTCATTTAACTGTGTAATAAAGTATGTTCCACTAACTCTATCAAACTTAACTGTAGTATGCATAGACCTAACTAAGCTGTCACCAATTTTAGCTGATACTCTTGCCGGTGTTCCGCCATCTGCTAGTGTGCCGTTAATTGTTACAGTCGGTGCAATAATGTAATCACTTCCTGAATTAGTAATAGTAACCGATGATAGTTTGCCACCTGGTCCTAAAGAAGCTTTTGCTGTTGCATTACCTTCAATAATAATTTGTGGAGCACTTAAATAACCTGATCCTGTATCTGCAATTGATATTTCAACAACATTATACGAAGCATTATCTAACCAAAACTTATTTGGATATGTATCATAGCCATCAAGTGATCCTGCTAGTAGTCCGTTAATGACTCTTACATCACTAACTCCGATTGATTGTGTATCGTTATTGTATTTTGGAGGATTATCAAAATCACTTACTACACTTTCAGACTTTTCAAGAGTTGAATAATCTGAAATATATTCTCTAATTTTAGATTTGTAAGGCTTAACTTCGTTAATATATTTTTCGTAGCTTTCGAGGCTATCGTTTTTATATGTAACACGATTACTTAGACGTCCTACATTGTGTTGTGCTTTTACAAAACTTGTTTTAAATGCCCAGTCAACATATCCTTGTTCTGTGAATACATAACGTAAACTTGCAAAGAATAGTTTATTATACTCTGTTGCCAAATCGTCAACTAAAATACTATCTCTCAATGTTTCTAATACAATTCTTGTTTCTATAATTGGTTGACTATCAAAGAACTGTGTGTCAAATGTTTGTGTATCAAAACCAACTCTACTTAGATCAAAGTTATATAAGTTTTCACTTAGTTGTATTGTACCGTTTTGTTTACCAATTGTTTTATAGTTAACAGTATAGTCTGTTGTATCTTGATTATCAATTTTTTCTAATAGTAACCATCCATCAGTTCCTACATTTAGAATCTTAACAATGTCGCCAAAGCTATCGTCAAGTCCTTGTAAGCCATAGCTCTGATCAATAACATAGTCTATTTCAGTAAATGTACTATAATCAGTTGCATACCAATCACAGTAGTACCAGTATTTGGTTACATCGTATGCCTGACTGTTAATTCTATCCCAGGCCCTAGCTGTATAGTCTCTTTGATACAACGCCCAGTTGCCTCTGATATTACTATCTGCATTTACTAGAACTGTAAACGGACGTACTTTAATTTGTGTATTTTCATTATAGTTATAACCCGAATTAAGTATGTTTACTTCTGTTATTTGACCAGCTGTGTTTATTACTACTTCAAACTCAGCGCCAGTTCCTTGTCCTGTAATAGTATATGTTGGTGCTGTTTTGTAGCCCCTGCCAGAGTTAACAATGTCAACACGTACAATTTTTCCGTCTTGCATAATTGGTAGTAATTCTGATTGTATTAATCTAGAAACACCTACAAATTGCAAATCAACTTCAGTATCTACAGCTACATCATAATGTCGTGATATTAAACTTGGTGCAGGATCAAAGTCTTGCAACTTAGAAATATCTTTTTCATCAGTAACTAAGGTACTTTTTAAAACTTTATTTGTGCGCTCAACTAATTGTTTTACCGCTTCAACTTTATTAATAAACCAAGACTGTCTTGGCTTGTTAAGTACTCCGTATCTTTCATTAGCTGCTAATGCAGGGTCTGGAACAGGACGCACTTGCTTATCATACCCTACTAAACTATCAAACCATTTTTGTTCTATTTCTACATGCGGTTTACTCGTATCAAGTCCTTCTGCTAAGATTTGGTATTGATTGTGTATGTTGTCATATTTGTTACTAAATGTCCAGTATTGAATGTTTAGTATTGTATCCTGATCTTCAATTAAAGATTCACAGTTATGTAAAGCAAAAGAATCGTCACCAAATATACTAATAAATCTATATCCTGCACCGCTTGGATTTTCAATTAATTTAGCAATAGTTGCTACACTAATATTTCTGCCTTCAATGTCAGGAGCTGTTGTTTTATTTTTTACCCAATAGTAATAATAAGAAGTAAATTTTTCTCCTATGCTATCGTATACACGTTTTTGAGTATATGCCGCAGGTCCGTACTTTGTTATACCAGTAACACCTTTAGCTTCTCCCTCTGGTTGTAAAGATAACTTATCCCAGTCTTCAGGTTTTAATTTAGATTCAACCCACTCATATATGTCAATACTAGCGCCTTCAAATAATGTATTAAAGTTATTATTTTTATAAGTTGTACTACCATCTAAATATGTGTTTACAAATTTAGCTGTTGTTAGATCCCACCATACTCGACCAACTTGTCTTGTTCCCCATGATTCAGTAGTGTCAACATCTAGCTCTGATGTGCCTACATCATAAGTTGCCGGATCATAACTAGACTTGTAACGAATTTCTTGATCAGCTGGGCCTGCAATTTTGCCTTGTACAGGATCAATGTAATCTAAATGTTGTATAATAGAATTCTTATTTTTGTTATACAACATTACACGTTTTATTTTTTCTAAATTAGCAGGTTTAGATGGTGCTCTATATGTTTCCCATATTTTAGCACTGTCGTCACGTCTATAATCTAACACTAATCCTGGCTTGTTAGTAGACACGCCATCACTGTTTACATTATCATAACTAGGTAATGCAACATACAAATGGTTGTTCTTAGCTGTAATATTTTTACCAAAGAATCTTATGTTAGGACTATTAAGATCAAGTGTTTGACCAAATATTAAACTATCTTCAATTCTGTCATAAGCATAAACTACACCATTTGTAGCTATAATATTTTTAAACGATGTAAACCCGTTATCAAATGTTGTTGTCGCTGTTCCTGCTGAATTAGGATCTAGTAAATATTTTTGTCCGTTTGTAATGCTTTCAGGATATAAACGTTCTTGATAAGTATCAAACAATGTTTCATCATCACTAGGTGCAGCAAATGCACTTACATATAACATGTTCCCGTCAAAGTCAATGTTTCCGCCAAACATTTCGCCTCTAACTGGATTAGAACTAACTAGTGTTTGTGTTAGTTCAAATGCTCTTACACTAGTTTTAGGATTGTAAGTATAAACATATACTGTACCTCTTTCATCACCATCTACAGTATTAGCATTTGGAGCAGATATTGCAATCATTGAACCGTCTTGACTTACACTTATTTGTGTGCCAAAACCGTCATTTACTTGTGTTGCTTCAAACTCTTGATAATTTTGATAGTTGTCATTTACATTTCTATAAACAATAACTTTGTTAGGAGCGTCTGTGTACTCTGCTGTAACAACTAATACTTCGCCGTCATCACTAATATCAAAATCTTTACCAAACGATGTTAGTCCAGTTGCATCAAGTTTTAAAGACGAATCATTATTATAAACAAGATCTGTGTTATTTGGTATGTAACCAATGTAATCAATACTTTTAATTTTATCATCAGTAGCAAGTTGCCAGTCTAATATATTAAAGCTATCACCGTTTGCTATATTAGTTTGTGCAATGTAAAAATTGCCATCATTAAATACTATGTCATTTAAATAGTAATCTCTATCATTACCAAATGCTCCCTTGTATCTTTTATCTTTAGCAAGATCCCAGTTGTATGATACTCCTTCTTCGTCTGTTCCGTTGTTTACAAAGTATATTCTTCCTGGATTAGATTCTGTTCCATCGCCTTCGCAGCCAATAAACGCTTTATACAACTCGTTACGCTTGGCTATTTTAATATTAGACCCTATACGCAATCCGTCAATTTGCTCAGGAACAATGAAAGATCCCTGTGGAGTAAATGTACTTACGTTTTCTCTAATGTACACAGAGAACATACCATAGTTGTTTAACGCTAACGCTTCGCCTTCAGCATTTACCGGAACTCTATATACATTTTTCCAATCCAAGTTTATTGAGGATGGAATATTTGCATCTGTTGGCAATCCTAAAATTGTAGTATCTTTATAGATAATATATTCTGCACCTATTATAGTATCGTTTACAGGAACAGTAGCAATTTCAGCATCAAGCTGGAATACACAAAGTTTACCTATGCCTAAGTTATCACTACCTAATGAAGTAGTTTTAATATTTCCTAATTCTCTTGTAACATTGTATACCGGAGATGGGTTAGTTGGTATTCTTAACATTTCAATAGTAGACGGTTCGCCGCTTTCGCTACCTAATGACCAGTTATTTGAACCTTGAACATCTTTAACAAATATTGTTGCATTTCTAGAATCTCTTTGATAGAAAGTAATTTGTGCTGTTGCGCCTGTTGTAGTATCTCTTACAAATTGTCCAACTAGTGGCTCATAATAATTACCAAAGTCATCTGGCTCATCTAAAGAAAATTCAATAAATCCGTCCCACAAATCATATAACGTGTGGGTTTTATTTGTTTGAGTATAATTTATTCCTGCTGGTGTAATATCAACATACGATTGATCATTTAAGTTTGGTAAATTTAATACTAATAGGTTAACATCGTCACCATTACTAAGAATATCAGTAAGTGTTTTAGGTGCTCTGACTACAAACAAGTCACTTTCAATAACATCAAAGTTTCCGTATGCTCCTGGTTCGCCTTCAGAAGTAAATGTTCTAATATAACTGTTAATATTATTATCGCCTTCAAATATTTCAGTATTATTATAATCGTAAATATTTCCGCCAGCTGCTATAGTTGCCGATTTACCTGCAGGAACAACATTATAAATTGCTAATGCTCTACCTTCATCTTCAACGATATTTGTTGTTGTTACTGTTGCAGGAAGATCAAACCACCAATAGCCACCTAAATCTTCTGTAGTGTCTACTTGTGTTAATTCCTTAGGAGCGTTACGAACATATTGTCCTACAAACTCTCCTGTTTCTAAATACAATGCTTCAGTCTCTTGCCAAAGTCCTACACTACCGCCTACATAAATTACAACGCTCGGGCCTTCTTGATATACATATTCTACATACCCAAATACACCTTGTGATTCTACTTGATCACCTACACTTGGTATTATTGAAAATGCATCAATATATAATACTACATCAATTTTCTTTTGTACTACTAATCCGCTTTCTAAGAACGCTTCAGTTACTGACGGTAATTCTCCTCCAAACGGAGCTCTAGTTAAATTAGCAGGATCTTGTCCTTGGTTTGCTGTTGTAGTAGCATACCAATCTAAGAAAACAGTATCTCCTGGACCTGTTGCTATGTACTGATCTTTGCCAGCTCTTACTAATATGTGATCTGTATCAGTATTTGTAAACGGATAATTACCTGCTAGTAAATTGTTAAATTGTATTTCACCACCAGTAATATTGTTATCCAACAATACTTCAACCATTGATGTAAAGCTACCAAACGGTTGTGCTAAATTAGCACCATTAATATCAATTACAGCTTCCCATAATTGATCATTGTATGAAACAATTTCTGTATTTTGATAATCAACTGTAGAATCATAAAGTCCTTTGAATTTAGTTTTTACATTTGAACTATCTGGCGAACCAACAACTAAGTATTTGCCATCCGAACTAATTCCAAGACCTTTACCAAATCCTTTTTGTAAATCTGCTAATGGTGTTATCGGATCAACAATTTGTGTAAATTGGAAGTTTTGATTGTTGCCGCCTCTAGTATAAACAAATACTTTACCATCGCCTGCAACAGGATTAAGTGATTCGTCTAGTGATCCACTTAACGGTGTTGACACTGCCATTGTAACGTTTCTACTATCAACAGCTATTCTGTCTGAGAAACTATTAAACGGTACTCTGTCTTCGCCTTCGACACGTTGCAATAAGTTAAACGGTTTGTTATTTTTAATAACTCTCCAATCGCCGCTGTCATCACTATCAACCCATAGTAGGCTATCTTTTTCAATGCCTGCTTGTGCAATAGCATTTGCTTGTACATAAGATTCTGCTCTTACTGAATTAAACTTTGTTAAGATTCCTCTACATTGATTAATGTCTGAAATTACTTTATCAGTTTCAATAATAATTTCATTTACACTAACTTTAAGTACTTTAAAAAATCCATCAACATCTACTGTTGTTTGATTTGCTATTGGATATGTACTATCAACTGTAGTATAATCAGTTTCAATAATATCATAAATTCCAACAATATCACCAACTTTTATATCTGATACAGAAGTATCAATTGTAATTTTGAATTGGTCTTTATCTGATGCGCCAACACTAACCGCTGTAGCGTTTCCTTTAATACTTGTAATAGTATAACCGGAGTTTACATGTTGATATACTGACCATTGTGCATTCTTGGTGCCGACCCAAACATATTGATTGCTTTTAATCTTGCCAAAGTCTGTAGAAACAAGATCTTCGTACTTACTTAATATAACCGACACATCTTCAATATGTGTATAACCCGGGGACTTTGTAAATTGTGGTAAATCATCAGTTGTAGGGAACGGCTTATTATTATATTTTGCAGGCTTTTTATAAACTTGGAAATCAGATATTCTATAAATTAAATCGGTTTCTTCGCCTGTAATGTTATTAGTAAGTATAAACGGTTGTGGATTATTTCTAATTTTACCCTCGTCTAATTTAAATTCAACTTCGTCAAATCCTTCACTCGCTCCATACTGACTTTGTTTAATTGCCCATTCTTCATAAAAGTCAATACTTTCTTTATCAGCTTCACTAAGAACATCAAACAATTTATTAAGACTGTTTAATGTACCTTTTTCCTTAATCATTCCTTGATAGAATTTATACTGACTTACATCGTCATTAATAATGTTTGCTAGGTAATCTCTGTTTTGATATCCTATTAGATGTTGTGCATACTTTTGTTGCTCTACATCAAAGTTATCTGTATCAAGATCATAAAAGTCTGCAAACTGATTTGTTTTGTATTCAAAGTTAGTAAGTAATTTACTTTCTGGTTTTTCAGAAAGTCGTGTCCAAGAAGATGACTCAAATAATTCAGTACCTGTTACTTTATTGTTTGAACTGTAATAGAATTGTTTATGCTTAATTAATGCACCAACGCCGTAGTCTGACCAAGGTTCCCATTCTGTTACAATAGCTTCATCATATATAAAGCCCGGAATGTTTAAACTACCATCCCAGTCTACAGTTCTATAACCCAATGAACGTATTCTATCTTGACGGTAACCTGTAGGTGGTTGATATATTACATCACCAAATACTGTTGTATTATCTAATAATACAATATGTTCTTTTCTTATTATTGGTATTTGTACAGCATAAACACCGTCACCAGTTTTTCTAGGACGTATTTTAAATTTATTTGGTTCTTGTCTACTTATTCTTGTAAACTCTTCTGCAAACTTTGTACCGTCTGATTTTAATAAACTATATCCATAAAAGTTATCAAATATATTATCAACTGTTGAATATTCAGTTTCAAAGTTTATTTCGTCAGCAACTGGACTTAGTGCAATAAGTGCTCCTTCGCTCCAGTTTTGTGTACTCCAAAACATAAACTCTCTACAACTATTTTTCCAATCTGAAAGTACTTTTTCGTCACCATCGTAGTATTCAAATCTAAATCCTTGATCCTTCAACCACTGTTCGTAACCTAGTAAAAAGTCTACAACATCTTGTATTGTATTTAGATTAGATCCATAAGATAAAACTTGTGTATCAAATTTATTAAAGCGTTCTTTAAATATTGCGTCTGCGCCGCCAACTGTAGGCAACGAAGGAAGTTTTGCAAACTTAGCTGTTTCAAAAACACTTGTTGCTGTATGAGTTTCTAATACTGTATAAAAATTGTTTAAGTATTGAACATTTTTTCCTTTAACATATACCTTACCGGCATCCCAGCTACTAAAAGATTCTGATATTCCGCCAATGTTTATATTAACGTCTTTATTTGAACTAAAGGGCTGATACCATTTAAATACTGGATTTTCTTTGTTGTATCCTCTTACAACAAACCCAGTAGAACGTTTTTCTATAATAACACCGCTATAGTTAACTGTTTTTATTGGAGAACTAGTGTGCAATAATATATTATAATTTTCTTCTGGAATAAACACATTGCCGCTGTTTAACGGAGTTCTGGATTCTAGAATTAATTTAAATTTAGATTTATCAGTAAATCCGCCTAACTTAAATGCTAAACAATTTTTTATAGATTTTAATCTACGAACATAATTGCTATAACTTGCTGTTACGCTACTAGCCATATATGCAGCAACATAATTTACTATGCCAGATGTTAATACTTGTGTTTCTTCTTTTGAAGTATTCGGAAACACTAAGTCAGCAAGTGTTAAATGTTTCATTGTAGGCTTATAAACTATATGCCCTAGTGTATTTCTAATTTGTCTTGATCTATCAAATCCTGTTGCTAGTAATGAACTTGGTGAGTTAATCATCCAACTTGTTAGTAATGCGAAAGGAAAATCAGAACTTTGTCTCCATACATTTTCAATAGGTGAATTGTCACCAAACTTAAATGGAGCATCTAATCCAACTGACGCAAAACGCTGTACAGCATTTGAATCTGAAGGACTTAATAAGTTACCGTTACTATCTACAGGTATAAAGTTTAATAGCCCTGGACGAGCATATTTTTTGTTAATTGAAAAATTTGTTGTTGCAGATCTAATAATACCTGCTTGTAAATCTTCCCATAATAATAAGTTTTCGTTAGTATATGGAGCAGGACCATATTGTGCTTCCCACCATGTAGGTTTAATTGTAAAGCCTAACATTTCCCAAGGATTAGTATGCGGACGATCTGTGTCAAAGAGTTGCCTATATACACCTCTCCACCATCCTGGCAAACGCTCACCTGTAGGCGAATTCATATTTGAATAATTCCAAGAATAAGAATCTACTCTATCATAATATTTTTGAACAGTATAATCTTCGTCAATTAATTCTAACCATTGAATAAAATCTGTAATCATTGGTTGATATACGTCTACTCTAGAAAACTGTGTATTTCTAAAAGTGTTAGGAAGATAATCGTTGATATCAAATATTGTAGTATCGTATTCTGTTTTAATATTATTAAAGATTCTTTTTTCTAAATCTAAAACTAAGTCGTCTCTGTAATCACCAAATGCTTTTGTTATACTACCATCGTGTCCTCTAAGCATCATTGGTGCAGAACCATATGTATCGTCCTGGAATAATTCTGGAATGTACTTAGGAAATAAACCTAACTTAGTTGGAGTTGACGGTATATATGTTCCATTTGTAGTTTCATACTCGTTAATTTCTAATATGTCGCCAAATTGTTTAGTTGCTGTAACATCTAAATAACCTTCAGTGTTAAAGACATAATCTTGATTGTGTAATAACTGTGTGCCGTTTAAATATACTGTTACAGAACGTGTACTTAATTCGTTTAAAACAAACGGTGTTGTAAGTGCATAGAACCTAGTACCAATATCTTCAATTGTTATAGTAGTTGTAATAGATGCGCCATAGCCTATCATATCCGAAAAGTAGAAAGGCATTGTATTAATTTTATCTTTAGTAATCTCAGAAATTATTGCATCTACATGCTGTTTTATTGATCCACTAAACGGTAACACTTCTGCATTTTCTAAAAACATTCTTTTAAATTTACTATATTCTTTTTTAGCAAATCTTAATGATTTAATTACATTAGACTCTTTATCTAATGTAGAAAACATTGCAAGGTTTAACGGAGCAGAATGTTTAATAAACTTTCTACCATAAACACTTAAATTAGTCAAATCTCTTAAATTACTAACTCCAGGGAATACTCCAACAAAGTCTGGAGCATTTTGTGTAATACTGTTAACATGATCAGTAACTTCACCTAATGTAAATGTTTCAACATCAGCATTTAGCGGATTTTTTTCTAAGTTTGGAGCAATTTCATAAAAACCATTTTCATTCTTAGACGTAGCAGATGTTGTTTTAATTATAATGTTTGCATTTTCTGAAATCTTATTTAAAAATCTAATCGACTTTACTTTGTCTGCTGTGGAAACTATTTCATAATCAGTATTTTCGTATACAACTTTATTATCAACAGTTACATTAACTTTTAAATCTTCTACAAATGCACTTTTGTTATAACTATTAATTGGATAGTTAATCTTTGTACCGTCATTAACATATTGCAATACTACATCTTGATTACTAAATGTACTTGCTTTAACATATGCACCTACTAATAGATAATTGCTAGATAGCAAATACTTTCTTAGATAACCATTACTAACATTTATATTATATGTTTGATCGTCAATTTGATATTGTGTAGTATCTTGATTAAAATTAAAGTTAAAAACAATATCGCCTACATTTTCAATACTTCTATAAGAAATTGGAAAACCTAATACTGTATCATTTACACCTTGTCCTTCTTTATAACTAAAGAGCTTTGTACCTCTAAAGTTAGATGCAGGATAAACTGTTGTATCTGAATAGCTTTTTCCGTTTGCATCAAAAATATCAAAAACTGGTGGTTGGTTTACTGCTGTTTTTTCTTGTGCTTTATTCCAGGTGACACTATCGTAATACCACATTGTACCTGCAAAGTCTTCACCTCTAGTAATTAAAACAGTTTGACTTTCAACAGGTAAACTATCTTCTGTTTCAACTAAACTAATTTGTCCGTTGACACCACTTCCAGCAAAGTTAATAAATTTAACTTCAAAGATTCTACCGTTAACTAAAGGATCTGTGTCATTAAGGAATAATACTCTCATTCCTTCTGCAAGTTGAACACTATCAATATTGTAGCCTGTACTACCTTCAATTGTACTAAATGCATCTGTAGTAAAGTTGTCAAGTAAGTCAACTACTGGTTTTGTTTTTGTACCAAAGTTATATAATTTTAAACCCGCATCAAATTGTATAATGGGCCTGTTAGCACGTTGTGCTTGATCAATATCAAGAACTAGATTATTAATTTTTGCAGATAATTCTATTACTTCTCTATGATACCATCTATTATATCTTGACCAAAAGTTACCGTCTGGACTTGCACGGTTAATTGTAATATAATCTTTATCTCTTGGGTAACCTGTTGCTGCGCCGAAAGGGAGTGCATCAAATCCGTCAATAGTATCATCAAATGGTACTAACAAATCAATACCAACTGGAAAACTAACTTCAACATCAATGTCACTTACAAGAGTTATTTTGTCTCCAACGCCTTCAACATACCATTCTGAGTTTGAATATTTTGCAGGTAATACTTCTCCTGCAAAACGTACTTTTAATCCGTTAGTTAAACTCCAGTTATCTTTAGTAGTATAATATTTTTTACCGATGATCTCTGCTTCTACATCAATTATACTTGCTTCTGATTGGTTAGCAACTCTAATTAGGCCGCCCATATTAATGTCATTGTCAGCAACATAATAAATTTCGTTTGGTGTGCCTGGTCCTAATGTTAATTCTATAACACCGTCTTCTACACCTTGTTGCGACACTTCGGTAGTTAATAAAAACTCATCTTCAAGTGTTCTTGCAGTTCTAAATGTAAAAGGGGATCCAACAGCATTAATTTCAAATCTATACGTTACACCCCTATATAACTTTAGTGTAGGATTGTTTGTTGCTCCGTCAGGAGTAAACAAATAAGATAAATCGCCTAAAGCATTTTGTAGTTCAACTGTATATGTACTAGTAATTTCTTTAGCATCTCCAGGAACAACTACTGTTTGTGGGCCTGTGGGTAACCAATAGTATTCACGGAAGTTTGAAAACATATCCCAATTAATACTTGGGTTCCAAGTATAGTATTCTTGTTTATTGTTTCTACTATGATTAGTGTTGTCGCCGCCAAAGTTTTCAATTTGATGTACATAATCCATGTAATCTCTTAAAAATTCTGTATTTCCTAAACCGTCTTTAATAACACTAACTGGCTCTAGTTGATAGTCAGTTCTATCAGCAGAAACATCTTGCAAATACTTGTCAGTTTTATCATTATATGCTTTTGCAGTTTTTCTACCTACAAACGAATTAACTTTTTCAGAAACGCCTGGCTGTAATAGCTGGTCCAATGTAGACTGTAAAAACTTTTGATTTTTATCTGTTCTAAAATATTTAGGCAGATGTCTAGCACTTTGTCTGCGTTGCGGATCTTCACCCGGAAGTGGAAATTCGTTTTGATCTTTGTCGTATGCCATTAGTAACTATATCCTCCGTTACTTGAACTGCCTGATGAACTACTTGAACTACTCGAACTACTTGGTGTAGAAGTTGTAGAAGTTGTTGTATTAATAGGGGTCGATGTATCAGTAAATGCTGAACTTTGTATTCCAGCATTTATTGTTGTAGATTTTGTTACAACATTTCCTGATGCTTTTAATCTTGAAGCTGTAATAGCATCAATAATTTCAACATCGTCTACACTAGCACCACTTATAAAAATTTCGTCTGCTTCTGATTTGATTTCATACAAGCTACCAAAATTTTGATCTTCTTGTACTGGTATAAGAATAAATGACGACACGTCAGGAGCAAGTTCGTTAATTACGTATCCTGATAATTCAGAGAAGTAAAATGTTTCACCAAAGTCCCAATTGTCTAAAGCAAAAAATTGATTAATTGCTGTAATTACTTTTGTCTTAATGTCGTTATCGTTTAATACTTTGTTAGCGTTCTTTACAATTTTAAATTTAGCTTTCAATTCTTGATCCGCTTCATTACCGAATAGTATTTTATACTTAACTGGATGATATATAATTTCATCTGTTAATGATTTAATTTTGTTTAACTCTGCACCGTATTCAATAAACAACTGATCGCTACTTGGTGGTAACGGTTTTGTTTGAGACTGTTCGAGCAACCAAAGTCTAAAGTTATTGTCGTAGTTTCTAGTTAGTAAATACATATCAATAATATTACTTGCACTAGGATCTATTCTAGACTCAGAACTTGCAGCATGAATATAACGGAACTTTAAGTTATTTCTGCCTACTCTTGCTTTGTAATCAGCTGTGATATTTAATCTAAGTGCCGATTTGTCTAATATCTCAAATACATCAGTGTCAATGTAATAGAATATTTGTTGATCATTGTATGTGCTAAACGGAGCAACTTCAGTTTTAGAATTTAAAATAATAATTGAATCATTATCGTTTGGAAGATAATTAAAATCTTCTACACCGTCTGCTGTAGTAACTTTTTCAAAGATAATGTACTTGTTAGTAGTGTTAGTTTCTGGTTGAACAATTTCTTCAAACAAATCTGCATCATCTACAACGCCGTCTTCGTCGTCATCAAAATAACTTACTTCTAATTTTTTACTATCAACATAGCCATCTACGTCTCTATATGCATCAACAATTTCCCAATTAAAATCTTGAGTAAATGGTGCAGGGTTATCTGGCTGTGTATTAATGTTTAATACTGTAATAGTATCTTTAACAATTTTTCCGCTTTTGTTATCAAATATTTTGTCACTTGAATCATAGTAAAAACGCATTTCGTTATCACTTTCAAAAACAAATCTCATTGAACGGTATGTAATAGTATATCGTTCGCCATTTGTTTCAAATAGAACTAACCAACTTGCATCAAGATTTTGATTTGTAACATCGCCAGTTTTACCTGTACTAAATCCTGTTCCTAGTGATAAGTTATTTTCTGTAACAATGCGCCATTCTGCAGCAACTTGATCAAATCGTAAACCAAATGTTTTGTACGAAAATATTTGATCAATTATTTGCTGTTTAACACCTGATTCTAAGTTATTAGCTAGTGGTGGTTTAATTTCAAATAGTATTGCTCCAGACGGAATAACATCATTTAGTATAACAGCACCTGCGCCGTCATCTGTTGGTTCAAATCCAGTTCCGTTAATTCTAACAACTTTTACCCATTTATAATAAGTGTCACCTAATAGCTTTACTGTTCCATTAACTAATTCGCCTTTTGAATTAAAGTGATTAGTTGATGTGTCAATATCTGCCGGATTAGCTTTAGCAACATATCCTGGAGCAATTACTTTAATTAATGAGCCTACTTTAACAATACTTAAAATAGATCCAGTAAATTTACCTAATGTTGACGGAACATCTTCAATGTTCTTAAAATAGCCTGTAGATAAATTTGTATCTTTTGTAGTTTGTACCCAGTTAACACCTAAGTCTCTTGTTATAATTTTATTAAATTTATCAAAGTAATAATTTCTAATTTTCTTATCACTTAAAATTGGTACAATAGTGTTTTCAACAGCGCCTTCTACATCAGTTCTAGTTGTAAAAGAAAATCCATCCTTTTTAGTTTGGGTTTCTTTATAAACAACACCGTCATTTGCATATAGTGTTGTTTTACTATACTTACTAGTAGCGTCTACTAGATCAAAGTATCTACTAATTCCGCTTGATACTCTATTAACACTTTTAACCTTTACAATTTGTTGATTAATTCCTAATGGTGCAATTTGATAATCTTCACCAGTAACCATTCTATTTTGTGTATAGTATGTAGTTGGAGCATTTTGTTTAATTGATGCTGTTGATTCGCTGTTAGTGCTGTTATCAACAGTATATTGTAAACTATAAGTTATTGTAAGAGTTTCTGTTTTATTACGCTTTGATAGATAAGGAACTGTAATTGTTATTCCTCTAAAATCTTTAGGAGTAATAATTACTCTTTCGTTTAAACTAGTTCTAAAATAAGTCTTAAACTGACCTGTTGGAATATTTCCAAATACTCCATCACTAAACACTAAGCTAACTCTATCGTCAACTCTAGTTAGTACAGAATATACATTTCTATTATCTTTGTTAAGACTGTTGTATATAATATTGTTGCCCTGCAGGGATTCAACTTTAGACCATAATTCTTTTTCGTTACCTACACTATCTAAACTATATAACCAAACATCAGAATTATTAATTTGCGGAGTTTCAATTGCAACGGCTTGATTAGATGCATAATCATTAATTGTAAATATACCTTGGTCTAATACACCCTGTCTAAAGTGACTAAAAAATCCTGTGTTCGAACTTGTAGGACCTTTGCCATCATCTCTATATAACATAGCAAAGTTGTTTCCTGGAAACGGTGCTTCTTCTTTAATAGTCTCTGTAATGTCTGTAGATACTATTTCAAAGCGCACAGCTCTGCCGTCAATATTTTTGTTAAATTGGTACGTAGGAACATCAGTATTAGTACTACTAAATCTATATTGTTCAGTGTCAACATTTGAAATAACTGATTTCTTTGCAGGACGACCAAATGTTCCATTAACAGGTAATGCTGTATTCATCACTTTGATGAATTGTTCATACCAATCACTGTTAGCAGGATCATTCCAAGTTATAGTTTGACCTTGTAAGTTAACATTATTACTGTCTCTAACTTCTTCACTAGTTCTAATGTTTTGAATTTTAAGTAATCCGTTAGCAGGTTGATTTCGCTTTGGATTGTATGAAAGCAAACGTGCTAAACGGAGAACTGATTCTCTACGCTCTGCAAGTTCTAGGTAATTTTCTCTAGCATTTAGATCAATACGATAAGAAATATTTTGACCTAAAAATGCAATAAGATCTATCAGTGCAAGGTATTCACTGGATTCAACATAGTCGTTAAAATCTTCAGGATAATTTTCCCTTAGATACTGGACCATAGTTCTGCGTAAATTGTCAAAGTCGTAACTTTGAAAATCTGCGTTTCTAAATGACTGGTAGACTCTCTTCCAATCTTCTGCTAATAATAATCTATTTTGTCTATCTGTTGACGACATCGGCTATTCCTTATCTATAACAGTATTTATGTGAGATCGATAAGTGCGTATATAATTACTGTGTTAAAAACCCAGCGTCCTCATCAAACTTTAACTGTAGTTTTTCTACTATAGAATAAGGCAAATATGCAAGCTCACACTCGATTTGAATGCCGCTTTCATAAGCGTCTACAGTAATTTGATTTACTTGAACACGGGGATCATAATTTATAATTCTTGATACATTTTCAACGATTGCGTTTTTAACTGTGTCGGTTAATGGTTCAAATAATATGTCCCATATAATTGTTCCAAATTCAGGATCGCTAAGTTTTTCTCCTTGGCGAATATGAAAGTGATTAATAATGTCTTGCTTAATAAGCGAAACATCATGCAGTATATGACTATTTGATTCTTCATTTACTGTACTAAATCCTCTGTACGTAGGACTTTTTTCGGTGGTAATTTTGTCTGAGTTATTACTACCCTTTACAGATACTTGTTTATATAAACTTTTTTCTATTGTACTCATACCGTATTTACCTTATTATGTCGAACGCTTAAATGTGTCTGCTAATGCAAATTGTTCAGGCGCTTCCTCTAGTGTCCCGTTTACAAAATCTTTTCTTTCTTCTAACGAATTTGCAGCTGTTTTATCAGCTACAAATTCTTTTGGATTGTTATTTTCATGATCCGACCATGGTTCATGAGCAGGGATTCTAACTGGTACACTTGCATCTACAGCATCTGATGCTGATTGATCTGAATTCATATAAATGCCGCCAAGTGCCGTTTCATGATGAGTTTTAGCACTAATATTTGTAGTGTTACCTGCTGTAATTTTTCCGTCGGCGCCTGCTTTAATTTCTACGTTATTAGTAGACGATATAAATGTACTTCCGCCAGTAGATGTAAAGTTTGTGTTACCACCTGATTCAAAATTAATATCTCTATCAGCATAAAAGTTTATATCATTTTCTGATCTAAAACTTATACTGTCTTTAGCATATACATCAATTTTACCATTAGCTGTCATTTCAATCCAGCTATTACCGCTACCGTGTGAAATATAAATTAAGTCTTCCGAGTTATGCAATAAAATTTGATGACCATGACGAGTTTGAAGTCTAACTAATTCATTAGCAGGAATAGTTTTATCACCGTCTGACTCGCCTTTTGTAATATTAGCATATGAAGGTTTGTCAGGATCATCACCGCCTGGTGCTTTTCTACGGCGCAAACTCATATCACCATCATCCATGACAAAACTAGATCCGCCTAGTCTGTTAAATGGTCGTTGTATTGATGCTCCTTGTCGTCCATATGTATATTTTGGACCATCTAAATCTGGTGGCCCTGGAGTACTCCAACCAAATACAGCACTAGGAGCTTCTCGCCTTGCACTAGAACTGTTATATCCTCTAACAGAATCTTTATCTAAGCCTGCTTTTTCTAAACGCTCTTTTTCAACTGTGTTTGTAGGTTTTACAAATTTAGTATAATCTTGCCCAGCGCCTTCTTCTTGTCGCTTGTTATATTCTGCAACAGGCAACGCTACTGTTGTATCTTCACTATTTGCTGTTGTAGAGGGGTTTCCTGGCGTCATAAAGTTCATTCCAAGATCTGGAACACAAGCAACCCAATATGCTTGACTATAATCTCCGTCTGGCATTAGTACAATAACCATTGTACCTGCATCTGGCGGTACCGCCCAAAAGCCATAACTTTTTTGTGAGTACTCGTGTCCGGCGTTATCTGTTACACCGTCATAAGGTGACTGTCCTGCAAACGGACTAGCATACTTACATGTAACATAATTTTCTATAGAACCGGCTTCTGTTCTTTTAACAATCATTACTTCGATGCCGCCCATAAATGAGCCGTCGAGGTGGCTTACTACTTTGCCAATATGAACGCCAGGGCTAATATTATTTGATCTTGGAGTGCGAGTTTGTTGTGCCATATTATGAAGGTCTCATTTCGTTTTCGTCGTTACCTAGACCAATTGCTTGTCCAACACTTGATCCCTTAAATGCACTAATTAAACTACCTGCTATTGCTGTCGGTGTTAGGTCTTGATTCATTATTCTTGCTAAATTTAATGTCTGCGTAAACTTACCATTTTTAAAATGGTTAGTAACATATATAGTCCTATACACTCCGCTAAACATAGCTAGTGGCAAGAATCCGCCCAATGGATATTTTACAAAGCCATCTTTACCGTCATAGTCCAGTGGTGTTCTAAAATTTAATACTGTAGTAATTGTGCCATTTACCGGATTGCAAGAACCTTCGAGTGTTATGCCGGGCTGTAGTGGGTTCGAAATGCCTAAATAATTGCCTAGGCCTGCATCCATTAGCCAATACGGATCTCCGTTAATTTCTAAATCAACTGTAATCATATCTCTATCAGTATTAATAAGATTGTTGTTCCAAGTTTTAGCAACTGAAGTACTTGCGTCTTCTCTTCCGCCGCCGCCACTTACTTGATTTGGTACAGTAGTTGATAACGTTGTTGGCGCACCAGTTTCAGGATTACCTGTTAATGGATTAGTTCCTCCAGTATTCGATGTTGCAAAATCTTGGGCAGTTTCTTCTTTTGATAAAGATGCTCCGCCAAAAATTTGACTCATCATTTTTTGAGAACGTGTTGCTTGCATTCCTGTATAAAACGTTTGATTAAAATGCAAATCGAATTTAATTATGTCGCTATTTTGTCCTGTGTAGATATAATTGTATGCTTTTATTGCACCAGATTGTGCTGCCAGTGCATTAAACACACCTTGGGTATTAGGTCCAGAAAATATAGATGCCGGTACTGTGTATGGAACTACTCTAAATACATAAACTTTAGGTGAAGCACCTGTAACAAGGCCGCCAAATAAACTAGAGCTATTGTAAACATGGGTATGTATTTTGAACCACTCATATTCACCTTTAGCAGATTGTTTTTGTCTAATAGCATTTCGACCCCAATCACTAGATAATATTACATCTTCAATCATGCTAGTTATACTTGTGCCGTCTCGGTATGTAAATGTTTCTGCATCACCATCGCCTGCTGCCATTCTTTCTGCAACCATTGTGCCTTCTTCGTCTTCACTTTCAGCATCGCCAGGTGCAACATTACCAGGTGTTACTGATCCTGAAGAATCTGCTGGGTTTACTTTTTGTAAGCCTATTGCATTAATAGAGGTATTAGCCGCTTCTTGTAATGATGCAGCTAAAGGAGCTCCTAATGTAGTAGTACCACTTAATTGTTGTAATTGATCGGCAAAGTTATCCGGAACTTCTGCTCCTGTTCCTCGAATACTTTCGTATAATTGTTGCTCTTTACCTGCAGTGGCTCCTTGTGTTGCTGATGCACCGAGCGGCGCGACTGATTCTAATGCGCCACCTTTTGGAAAACTAATAACATAATAATCTTCTGCTGGTTTTTGTTTTGCATTAACTTGAGCAACTTCTAGTGTATTAAGTTTAACTGTTAAACTTTCAGCACCAGTTTGTAATACTTCTGCAACTGTTCTTCCTTTTATCACAGTGTCAGTATTTACTTTGTCAATTTCGTCGGTTAACGCACTTTCGTTGTAAGGCACACACTTAACATCATATACCGCTCCTGCTTCAGTAACGTCCATGTCGGCTTGTACAAATTTAATAGGTATATGTCTTTTACTGAAAAAAGGTTCTTGCACATTTCCATCATCGTCATATCCAATGAAGCCAACACTTAATAAAAATGGTGCTTGTAAATAATTAGGATGGCCTGCTACTAGTGCCGCAGTTCTTAAAGAATGAAAAAATTGTCCCATACTGTATGGCTCTATTACTTTAAAGTCAATAACAGTAGCGTTACTTAATCTTGTTCCTGGATTGGGCGCGAGGTGACTTTGAATTTCAACATCTTCAATAAAATATTCTACTTGTCCGTCTAATTCATAAATTGTAGGAATTTTGTTTCCGCCTGTTCCGCCACTTTTAATTATTTTAATTAGCGGACCAACTGTTCTATAACTTAGTGGAAAATTTAATTCTAAATTTGTTAACGCACCAAGTGTAAAAATATAATTGTAACTTGCAAATTTATCTAATTCATTTCTATAAGGCGGAAATCCTCTACCTAGTAAAGCTAGGGCGCCGCCTAGTGTTGGGTTAGTTACTAGATCATAAACCTGTTTGCCTTTTGATGCAATATCAATTACCGGTGCAATAGCCTGATTGATAGCACCGCCTATAATTCCAGATGCAAGCCCAGTTACTTCACCAGTTACTATATTTGCTGTGTTAGTAACCCCCGAGGTTACAGTAGTTGCCGCATTGTTTAAAGATGTTGTAATAATATTTCCAGATGGTGTTGTTGCCATATTACATTACACTCCTAATAGTTGTGATAAGTCTGGGCCTTTGGGTAGATAAATTTTAACACCAGGCAATAAATCGTTAATTGGATCTTTTAAAAGATCCATATTTCTTTGTGCAAATACCCACCATAAATCTTTTGATCCGTATAAGTCATAGGCTAGTAAGTCTGGTCTATAAGCATATTGCGGTTGTACTGTGTATAATATATCATCGTCTGCAGATGGCACTGGTCTGATGTTCAATATATCTAAATATCGATTTTCAGTTTTTGGAGTAGTATGCCAAGGACTAGTTGAAGTATAAGTTGCCATTAAATAAATCCTTTTTTATCAACTACATATGCGCCATTTACAAATGCATCTAAACTAAAATCAGTTACGCTTTTTCTACTGTATATTGGTTGTACAACAACTGAAAAAGAACTACGTGTAGGTACCCAAGTACCATTTTCTCCGATACCAACTTGAATATAATCAACATCGTTTGGTAATTCAACTGTAAACATTTGTACCGCAACTGGTACGTCTTTAAAGACATAATCTCCATAACCATTTAACTTAACAACTGGAGGTGGAGAACCTGCATTAGAACTAGCACCATAAGCCATTTTTGTTATAGACCTTAAATAATGTGTTGCTGCTACCCAATAGCGACCTTCCATTTCGTTTTCAACAAAAAAGTCTCCAATGATTGTCATAGCGTTCACTTGGCTGTTCTGGTAAGCAGGAAAGGCATAATTACTATGTGTAGGATGTAGTGAATTATAGTTAGCACTATGTTCCATAATTATCTGAGGAGTATATGGAAACATGAATCCATCAGTTTCAAGTAATGGTTGTAAAATTGGACTTGTTTTATATGTTGACGGAACTGATAATCTAACACGCCAATCAAGGTCAGTTTTAGAACCCCAATTTGCAGCTGTAAATCCAACACCTGCTGTAGGAACAGCACCTGGTAATAATCCAATTGCTCGTAATGCTTTACCAAAGCCAGTATCAGAAATACTGTCAGTTACACTTTGTATAGGTTTAGTTATAATTGTATCAACTACACCTTCAGCGGCACTGATTACGCTACCGCCTAAGTTTTCTATACTACTTTGTGGGTTGTTTGCCATTTGTGTCTCCTATATACATTATTTAGTTGACTTTATTAACAGAGTATATTATAATATATATAATCACTGGAGAAAATATGAGAAAAGTAAATTACTTAAACAACAAAGATCTTTTAAAAGAGATACACAAATCAAAATCAAGGTTTTCTAGTTTTGTAGACAACGACTTTAACCAATTTGATATTATTTTGCCCGATATTGACAAAATTAACATCAGAACCATTGCAGAAGCTAAACGTAACAAAGCAAAACGTCTAGGCGATGCTGATTATGCTGAACGTAAGATGGCAGGCGAAAAGGTTAAGCAGGCGCAATGCGAAGTAGACTACAAAAAAATTACAAAAGAAGAAATAATCTTTCGTATTATGACATTTGATCACATTCCGGAAGAACCAGGACGCAAAAAGAATCCTAAAACAGTAGCAGATACTAGAGTGAAGTTAAATTTTCCACCGTTTCAACATTATAAGTTTGACGAAGAAGGCGAATTACATTGTGTTGGTAAAAGTCACTGGCAAGGTGGTATGGAAAACGGCAACTTTAGTATGAAACATGCTAAAGCAACTGACAAACTTGCTATGATGTGGATTAAACTGTGCGAAAGGTATGCAACAAGAGGCAATGTACGTGGATACACTTACAATGATGAAATGCGCGGCCAAGCAATCCTACAGTTAGCACAAATTGGCTTACAGTTTGACGAATCAAAGTCAAACAATCCATTTGCTTATTATACAGCGGCAGTTACTAATAGTTTTGTACGTGTTATTAACTTAGAAAAGCGCAATCAAAACATTAGAGACGATATTCTTGAAATGAACGATATGAATCCTAGTTATACTAGACAACATAACGCAGAATGGGAAGCAGCTCAAAAAAGAGAGCATGATATTGCTGAAAAAGTTAAAAACGCCAAAACTACTTGACATCTTGTTGAATCAAGTGTATTATACAAGTATATAATAATGGAGATTAGAATTTGTTTAAGAAAGCAGCTGTCTTTACTGACATCCACTTTGGTCTAAAAGGCAATAGTAAAGTACACAATCAAGACTGTGAAGACTTTATTGATTGGTACATAGATCAAGCAAAAGCTGCCGGTTGTGAAACTGGTATTTTCTGCGGAGACTGGCATCACAACAGAAACAGTTTGAATCTTACAACTATGGATGCAACAATCCGTAGTATGGAAAAGTTAGGGGCTGCTTTTGAGCAGTTTTTCTTCTTTGACGGTAACCATGACTTGTATTACAAAGACAAGCGTGATGTTAATAGTACAGCATTTGCAAAACACATTCCAGGTATTACATTTGTAGACGAAATTACTACAATTGAAGACGTAACTATTGTACCTTGGCTTGTAGGAGACGAGTGGAAGAAACTACGCAAGCTAAAAAGCAAGTATGTGTTTGGACACTTTGAACTACCTAGCTTCTATATGAACGCTATGGTGCAAATGCCTGATCACGGAGAGCTTAGAGCAGAAGACTTTGCTAATCAGTCTTATGTTTTTAGCGGACACTTCCACAAACGTCAGCAACAAGGTGTAGTACATTACTTAGGTAATGCATTTCCGCACAACTATGCAGATGCATGGGATGACGAACGTGGTATGATGATACTTGATAGAGAAAATAATGCAGAACCTGTGTACCTCGACTGGCCAGATTGTCCTAAATACCGTACAGTTAAACTTAGTAGACTAATAGACGAAGCAGATTCGTTTATTAAGCCTAATATGTACTTGCGTGTTAATTTAGACTTACCTATTAGCTATGAAGAAGCAAGTTTTATTAAAGAAACTTTTATTAATCAATACAAGTGTCGTGAAATTAGTTTAATTCCACAAAAACAATTAGAAGAAATTAGTACAGAACTAGATATTCAACAATTTGAAAGTGTCGATCAAATTGTTGCTGGTGAAATTGCCGCAATCGACTCAGACAACTTCAATAAGAAGATGCTATTGGACATTTACAACGAACTATGATAAAAATTAAAGACCTCACAGTACGAAACTTTATGAGTGTGGGCAATCAAACCCAAGCTGTTGACTTTAATCAGCAACAACTAACACTTGTACTCGGCGAAAACTTAGACCAAGGCGGGGACGATAGCGGATCACGTAACGGCACAGGCAAGACTACTATTATTAATGCACTATCGTATGCGTTGTACGGCAAAGCTCTTACAAACATCAGAGCTAACAACTTAATTAATAAAACTAACAGTAAAGGCATGTTGGTTACATTACACTTTGAAAAGAATAATGTAGATTATAGAGTTGAACGTGGTCGCGGACCTAACTTATTAAAGTTTTATGTGAACGATCAAGAACAAGAGATGACAGACGAGTCGCAAGGCGATAGTCGTAAGACACAAGAATACATTAACGACTTATTAGATATGAGTCATGACATGTTCAAGCATATCGTTGCACTAAACACATACACAGAACCGTTCTTGAGTATGCGGCAAAACGATCAACGTGCTATTATCGAACAGTTACTTGGTATTACTATCCTTAGCGAAAAGGCCGATGCACTAAAAGAACAAACTAAACAAACTAAGGATTCTATTACAGAAGAAACATTAAAGATTAATGCTATTCAAAGTGCAAATAGTAAGATCGAAACTACTATTAGTAGTTTACAAAGCAATCAAAAAGCATGGCTATCTAAACGCACTACTGATACAATGAAGTTAAAAGATGCAATCGCCGAATTAGAGCATTTAGACATTGAAAATGAACTTGAATTGCATGAAAAGTTGTCAAATTGGTCTGAACATAACAATGCTATTTTGGCTCTTAAAAAAGAATTAAGCACATTAGAACCAGCACTACTACGTGCTACCAAGTCTGTAGAAAAAGCACAAAAAGACATCTTAGATCTTGATGATGCAACGTGTTATACATGCGGACAAGAGTTACATGCAGACAAAAAAGCAGAGATTGCAGGTCGTAAAGACAAAGAATTAGAAGATGCAATAACATATGCATCTGAGGTTGATACAAAGAGATCTGAAGTATTAAATGCACTAACTACAATAGGCGACATCAATGGCAAGCCTACTACATTTTATGAAACAGCTAAAGAAGCATACGATCATAGACAAAATGTTGATAGTCTGAAGCAAGCATGGGAAGCAAAGAAGGACGAAACTGATCCTTATCAGTCACAAATTGATGAACTACAAGAGTCTGCAATACAAGAAATTGACTGGACACCTGTAAATGCCTTAACCGAATTTAAAGAACATCAAGATTTCTTGTTAAAATTGCTAACTAATAAAGATAGCTTCATTAGAAAGAAGATCATTGATCAGAACTTGGCGTATCTAAACAATAGACTTACTTATTACTTAGATAAACTAGGATTACCGCATCAAGTTGTTTTCTTAAATGATTTAGCTGTTGAAATTACGCAACTTGGTCAAGATTTAGATTTTGATAACTTATCAAGAGGCGAGCGCAACAGGCTTATACTTGGTATGAGCTTTGCATTTAGAGATGTATGGGAGAGTTTATATCAAAAGATTAACTTGATGTTTATTGACGAGCTTATTGACAGTGGTATGGATACCGCAGGTGTTGAAAATTCTCTAAGTGTTCTTAAAAAGATGGGTAGAGAAGGCGACAAGAATGTTTACCTTATCTCGCACAAAGATGAATTAGTAGGGCGTGTTAATCACGTTATGAAAGTTATCAAAGAAAATGGATTTACAAGTTACGAGAATGATATCGATATTATAGAATGACAAACATAAAATTTGAAAACGCTTTAAATAGAGTTGAACAAAAATGTCCGCCAATTTGGATGATGCGACAAGCAGGCAGATACCAATCAGGGTATATGGACATGAAAGAAAAATTTACATTTGAACAAATGTGTAAATTACCAAAACTAGCAAGCGAAGTTGCTATGCTACCTATTAAACAATTTGATTTTGATATTGCTATATTGTTTAGTGATATACTATGGCACTTAGAAGGATTAGGGTTTCCATTAAAGTTTGACCCAGGTCCTAAATTTGAAACACACCTTAGCGAAGAAAACTGGGAACAGTATGTCGATGTTGGTCGTGCGCTCAAACATATCAATTTTCAGAGCAATGCTGTTGAAGCAACAAGAGAAGCACTTCCTCATAGTAAAAGTTTAATTGGATTTGTTGGCGGACCTTGGAGTTTACTTAACTATGCACTTGGGCCTAACAAAGTAAGCAATGATTTTAAATCTACATATCTTAGAACAGTAATAATTCCACTAATAAAAGATAGTATTAGAGCACAAAAATTAGCAGGGGCTGAAGTTGTTATGATACTTGATAGCGGCTTAGAAAACATTAGTAAAAATTATCATGATAACATATACTTGCCAATGTTACAATCTATTACAGATATTGGCAATGTAGGATACTATACTCGAGGACTTCCAACTAATAGTTTGTCTAAAGTAAAAAAGATGAACTGGTCAGGCATTGGCATTGATAGTACACTTGACTTACCTAAAACATTAAACACATACACTAATGGATTTGTGCAAGGTAATTTTAATGAAGCTCACATGTTGTTAGAACGTAAATTGTTTGAGTACGAACTTGACAAATGGCTAGAAACATTAGAAGGTGTTAACACTACTGGTTGGGTGTGTGGCTTAGGACACGGCATTACAAAAACTACACCAACAGAACATGTAACACATTTTGTTGAAACAATTAGGAATCGATTTAATTAATGTTTGATGAAGCAAGTCAATGGTTTAAAAACCTTCAAAATGAAATATGCGAAACTATTGAAAATTTAGATTGCGATATGATAAGTCATACAGGATCAAATAAACCTGGATGGATACAAGAACACCGAACTATTTACGGTGATGTATTCGAAAAAGGAACTGTTAACTTTAGCAAAATTGTTAGTGAGTTTGATCCTAAGTTTGCTAAAGAGATACCAGGAACAGAAGAACACAACGGATATAGTGCAACGGGTATAAGTGTTGTACTACATCCGTGGAACCCACACGCACCGGCAATGCATTTTAATACTCGTTATATGAAAACAAGTACCAAGGAATGGTTTGGTGGTGGGATGGATATTACACCGTGTATGCCGTTTGATAAAGATTCTTATCATAAAAAATTAAAAAACATATGCGACTACTACAATCCCGACTACTATTCTAAGTTTAGTAAAGCATGTGACGAGTATTTTTATTTGCCACACCGAGAAGAAACTAGAGGTGTTGGTGGAATATTTTTTGAATATTATGATCCTAAAGAAATGAACTTTGACTTTGTAAAAGATGTAGGTAAAACATTTAATGATTTAATTAAAAGCATTGTTACTCCTACATTAGATAAAGATTATACACAATCTGAAAGAGATACTTTACAAATTAAACGTGGACGCTATGTAGAGTTTAATTTACTTTATGATCGCGGAACACGCTTTGGTTTTAAGACCGGAGGCAACATGGATGCTATACTAATGAGTTTACCTCCAACTGTGAGGTGGTCATGATTGTTCGTGTAGGCGTAAGAGGAAGTAAACTTGCATTAGCATATGCAGAACGAGTATGCAATGAACTTTCTTGTGATACAGAAATAGTTGTTATTAAAAGTGCAGGAGATTTAAATCCTGATGTGCCTATACATGAAATAGGAGGCAAAGGTGTATTTTGTAATGCACTAGAGCAAGAATTATTAAATGGTACTATTGACGTTGCTGTACATAGTTTAAAAGATATGCCGGGCGATGTTGAACACCCGCTATTAGAAATTAGTGCGGTACTAGAACGTAACAGCCCACACGATGTATTATTAGGTAATGTGTTTGACGGCTGTGTGTTAGGCACTAGTAGCCCAAGACGCAAAGCACAGCTAGAAGAATTATATTCTAATCTAAATGTTGTTATTAAACCTATTAGAGGAAATATAGATACTAGACTAGAAAAACTTGACAACGGCGATTATGATGCTATAATACTAGCAGAAGCTGGACTTCAAGCACTTGGCATTGATAGAGAATATACTAGATTGTCGATTGTGCCAGCTGTAGGACAAGGTATAATTGCATTGCAAACTGTTAAAGGACTTATGTCCAGTGATATAATCAAAGAAATAAATCACGATCTAACATACAGGCAAGCAAAATTAGAAAGAGCATTATTAAAAGGCATAGGCGGAGATTGTACTACAAAAGTTGCAGGTTATGCAAGTGGCGACAATCCTATAAAGTTAGAGGCTGTATATTATGATTGAAGACGATATTCATGATCAATTGACTAAGGCATACTTAGAATATTTTAAGGCAAACGAAGCATTTGAGAAACGTAAATCTCATCGTACACATATGTCAAGTCGCAGCTGGTTACGAAAAATAAGAAAGTTATCTAAATTAAGAATGGACGAGATACACGAAACGTATCAAGCCAAGAAGCAGGCAGAAAAACAAGGCAAACAATAAGTACTTCATGCAGTGGACTTATAAAGGTAAAAAAGTAGATAGTATTCCAGATGAGTATGAAGGCTTTGTTTACCTAATCACAAATAAGAAAACTGGACAAAAGTACGTAGGCAAAAAACTAGCAAAATTTAAAACCACTAAGCCACCACTTAAAGGCAGAAAAAATAAAAGACGAGGCTATAAAGAGTCAGACTGGAAAACTTATTATGGTAGTTCAGACAGACTAAACGCAGACGTACAGGCACTAGGCGAAAAACACTTCACAAGAGAAATACTATACCTATGTAAAGGTAGGGGCGAAATGTCCTACATAGAGGCACGAGAGCAGTTTGACAGGCGAGTACTTGAAACAGATGATTACTACAACGGTATCATTAATGTTAGAGTAGGCGGGTCAGACAAACTCAAACAGGCATTGCTAGAACATCATATCAAGGCAAAACATTCCAACACCTAAGGTTGGCGGGCCAGATTAAAAATACCGCTGTGGAAAAAGCTCTCGTATAGAAGCACACGTACATATTGATTGACACACCAGAGTGTGGAAGCCACCAAACAAATTGGGCTCACTAGTTGATATAGATTGCATGTTGGCAGTCGAAA